GCGAGCGTGAACAGGACGAAAAAGGACAGGCGCGGGGCCTAACAGAGACAGATCTCCGCGAGCTCGTCGCCAATTTCAAAGATTCCTTCCCGAACCCGACAGCCGCGATGCTGCCGATCCTCGCTCGCAATATCGGCATGACTCGCGAGCGCTTTGAGATCCTTCTGAAGACGGCCGAGGCCATCCCGACGCTCCTGGAGCGGGGCGGGGACGAGGAGGACTAAAATGGCGACGGAGGTCAAATTTCTGAGTCAGATAGGGCCGGCGTGGGTCGATACGGTCTCAGCGGTAGGGTATGTCAGGAAGGAGCTGGTGACCGGGCGGACGCTTGTGGATGGGCAGCGCGATCGAGAGATGATTTATCATCGCTTTTCGTTTAGCGAAACTGTCTCGGGCGACTTCGAGCCCATATACGAGATGCCTTTCGGCCTCGCGGGCGTGTCAGGGTGACCTGTCTCGTGATCGCAGAATGAGCGAGGAAGACGGAAACCATCCCCATGCGTTGGGATTGCGCATGAGGACTTTCCCGACAGCGGTCGCCTCCCAGCATGCGTGATCGGTCCGCAACGGAGCGGCGAGCTTGAGCTTGGGGGAGATGAAATTTTTCGGGATCTCCTCCCATCGTTCCGCAAAGCTCGCAAACGTCAGATCACGGCCCTCGGCGCGGAGACAATCCATGATCCATATCTTTTCGCCAGGTCGTCGCCCCCGTAGCGCGAAGTAGACGTTGCTTCGCGTTTTCGGGGTGAGTGCTGTCCGAATCATAGCCCGCGTCTCGGCGTCGAGAGCATTGATGCTGTCGCGCCCCTCGGGCGACACGCATCCTATCACGCCATTCGCATCGATTTTGATCGCCACGCGCGCAAAGCCGAGCCACGGCTGGCCGACCCATCCATGATCGTTGACGAGACTCTTAATCAACGATCGGCATGGCGACGCAAAGTCACGGAAAGCTGGCATAGTGAGGGACATGAATTGGAGGGTATCAGTCCGAGGGGGATCGGGCGAGCACGAAGGCCCGCCCAAGGGAGGAGTTTCAACGCACGGAAAGCGTCGGCGTGATGCCCAGTTTGCCAAACAATAGTGTCTGAATTTGTTCGGGATTTTTATTAGTTCGTTTGACGATCCGCTGAAAAATATCTTCCCGTGGTTTCATGTCTCGGATGAACAGGGCTGACAAGACTTCGGTCGGGACGAGTCGCCTGCCGTCCGGCCCGAGCGCGTTGAGAGCGCTGATGAGCACGTCTGCGTGAGCTTCCCAGACCTTAAGATTGAGACCGACCTTGTCACCCTTTTCGAGTAAGTCGTCGACGACATCGCGTCCGAAATCTTCGGTGAGTGTTTTCAGTTCTGGATCGCCGAGGGAAGCGATTTTTCGAGGAATCGTCACTTGTATGGATGTGTCACCAGCGGTCAGCATGAATGAGCTGGGGTCATCGGACGACGCCAGGCGGTTAGCGAATGCCGCTCTCGCTTGAGCTAATATGGCTTCTTTATGCGGCTTAGCGGCAGCCTCCGCCTCCTTCTTTTGGGAGTCGAGCCGAGCGTACTCCGTGACGGATCGAGCGACGGCCTGATCTTGGATCTCGATGCGGTCGAGGGCCTCCCGGCCTTTTGTTTTTGCTCCAACGACACGGGCGTTTGCAAGCGGGTCAAACTTCTTCTTGGCAACGGTCATAATGGGTTCTCCTTTTCTCGGTCTTCATAAACCATAATGCCTATTTAAAGCAAATTCTGGCTCGGCTTGCGCCCTGCCCTACTGCCCTGGTAGTCTGACTTCAAGCGATTCCATTCTAGACGGAAGATGGCGCCCGACAGACGGACTGTTGGGTGGTAGTCGTTGTGCTGGCGGTGCCGGCCGCCGCAATATCAGGGACAATCGATGCGAAAGCTCTATGTTAGCAATCTGCAATGGGGAATCGATGACGACGCTCTGCTGGAGGCATTTTCGGCATACGGCGAGGTCATCAAAGCGCAGGTCGTGAAAGATCGCGACACCGGCCGCAGCCGAGGCTTTGGCTTCGTCGAATTCGCGACCGCCGGAGAAGCGGAAGACGCAATGCGCGCACTGCATCATCGCGAGTTAAAGGGTCGGAGCATTCGTATCGAGTACGCCAAATCCCGTAACTAACTAGGCGCTGCCGAGTGGCCCCGCGCAGCCAAGGGAGCGCCGTGGGCCGTTACAAAATTCCTCGTCGATGGCGACGATGGCTGCGCCGGCCCGCTCGAGCGAATCGCCGGGGTGGATCAGCGACGTTCGCTTGCGAGGGGCTGGTTGTTCGGCGGACTATGCGTGTGGTGTTGGTTGGTCTGATCGACGTCTCTCCGGAAGGCGCCGAAAAGACGGCCGGCTCAGAGCCGGAACCAGAAGATTAGAATTCGCTGGACTCTCTAATGGGATGGGTGGTAACGGAGCTTATCCCTTTTTCGATATTTGCGACCCATCGCATTTGATGCGCCGAGAGGTTCTCAGGATGAGAGCAAAGTCGTTTTTTTACGCTGAAGTTCGCGACCGCTTATTTAAGCGCGACCCCAAGTGCTACCGATGCCGACGCCGGCTAGCGTGGCATGAGACCACGGTTGATCGCAGGATCCCGATCTCATTGGGCGGCACAAACGATGACGAGAATTTCGTCTTGTCATGCAAATTGTGCAATCGCGACTGCGCCGAAGCAATAGCTGCGTGCCGAAACGCCGCCGAGGAGGGTCTTGGCGGTCAGGAGGAGATATCTCCCGATCTATTTGCGGAGATCGGGGCGCATCCTGAATCGCGCTTACGCCGAGTGCTTTGGAGGATAAAGGGATGGCTATCGACTCTCTCTTTGCGATGATCCTGCTCCTCGTTTGTTTTGAAGGGGCATACACGATTGGCGCCAGTGGTTTTGGCGGAGTCGACGAGCACGAGATTACTAGAATTGTGGTGCGTCGTTTCATCATTGTTGTCGTTGTTGTCGCGGTTATCGTTTTTCGCATGGTGAATTGAATGCTGGTTTTGACACGTCGATTGGGCGAAGAGGTGAGAATCGTGATTGGAGATCGCGAGGTCTTCATTACAGTGTTGGCGATACGGGGGAAGCAAGTCCGGATCGGATGTAAAGCCGAATCTGACGTGCGATTTGACCGCCCGGATCGTAGAAAAGAGAGGGATGACGATGACGGTGATGTTTGAGGGCCGCAGCCAAGACGCTATCGTTGAGTTCGGTATTACTCGATTCGGACCGGCCGGGTTTGATTTTGAGCCGCACATGCTCGATGGAATGGTCTTAATTGATGATCGGGGCGATTTTCTGTCCGGCACGGAGCCGGACCTGGCCGCTCGATCGTTTTGGGGCGTCTCGGCCTTCGCCGTAGGGGATTGTCACGACTGCCCGCATTCGACTGGCTTCGAAGCGGACATCGAGCTTTATGGACTGGAGAAGGCGATAGAGCCTTTGCGGATGGCGATAGTGGTCGAAGCGGCAGCTCGATTGGCCGAGCTTCGCAGGGAAGTCGATAATCCTCGACCGAGTATGTTGCGGATGATGGCTTTGGTAGCCCGGGATTTTAGTTGGGAGTCAACGGATTCGCCGGGATCGCTTCAATACAGAAGTGATCCCGTCATTGTCGGATTTTTCGGTCTCGAGGACATCGCGGAGATGTTGCGCGAGAAAAAATTAAAGATAGCGGAGGGCGCGGTAGGATGAGGTACTTGGCGATTTTTCTGACGATGACTGGGCTGATCGGGTGCGAGCAGGTCGATACAGGATCTCGCGGGATTGAGACCCGCTTCGGCGAGATCCAGGGGGAGCCTCTCCCCGAGGGGCTTTACTTCTACAATCCGTTCACGACGACCATTTCCGAGATATCGGTTCGAGAAGTGAAATGGGAAGCGAGAACATCATGTTTCACACGCGACACTCAGCGCGTCGATATCGATTTCGCTATCACGTATTATCCGGATCCAGCCGTGATTCATAAGCTCTTCCGACAATTTGGCGTGGATTGGCCCAATACGATTGTCGGTCCGGCGCTGCTGGGCGCGATCAAAGACGTGACCGGACAATACATCGCTGACGATCTAGTGGCGAAGCGAGACGAAGCGCGTACAAAGGCGTTTGAGGAAGTGCGCAAGGTTCTTGAGTCACGTCAGGTTGTAGCGACGCGACTGGATTTCACAAACCTAGACTTCGACGACGCCTACGAAAAGGCGGTCGAGGCGAAGGTGGTCGCCATCCAAAAGGCGGCAGAAGCCCGCAACAAGACGGTCGAGATCCAGGAGCAGGCTAATCAACAGGTGATCGCCGCCAAGGCCGAAGCCGAGTCGATGACGATCCGCTCTGAGGCGCTTTCGAAGAACAAGGGACTCGTCGAGTGGGAGATGGTTCAGGCGCTCAAGAAGTGGAATGGTGAGCCGCCGCACATCTTGACGCTCGGCCAGGGCGCGCCGCTGCTCAACATGCTGCCGCAGTCGGGGGCGAAGTGATGCGGCCTTGGATGCTGACGGTGTATGACTGGGTGGATGGATCGACCCGCAACGTGTTCACCTATGACCATCCGGTAGTGTGGCTGGCGAAGGAGCGTGGGGCGGGGCGCCGCTCGACGACTATTATGTTTGCGATCCGGTCTGAGGATCTGACCGAGGAGCAGCAGGGGTGGTTGGGGCTGTGAACGCGCGTTCGCACGGGATCATGGCGCCCGTGCTCGTCCCCATCATCATGGTCGCTGTAACGGGCGTCGTCATCAACGAGATGGACCCAGGCGGCGCGGCTGTCGTGTCGTTTGGGTTCGGATTGATTGCGATACTCGCCTTGATCGGCATGTTGGTGGAGATGGCCCGTTTGTATCTCATGCACCACCTTGCGCGCGAATCGCCCGAGGAGGCTCGAGCGCGCCGCCTTCGCTATCTCGCGGCTGCGTCGGTCAGGCCCAAGAGTCACCTTCACCTGGTCGACGACGACAAATCGGATGACGAATGAAAATCTGTTCACTTGTAGAGTTCACCGCTCATTTTTTCTATGCCGGCGACACCTCCAGCGCTCTCGAGCTAGAGAGCATGCTTTGGAACGGCGACTACGCAGACGTCACCAAGGACATCCCGAAGGACGTTCTTGATGACGACCTGGCCGACGATGTCGTCTTTGAGGAGGACGCCTGCGCGATCACCTACAGCCTCATTCACGAAGGCCGTTGCGATTATGGCTACTCGACGGGCGTCGAGTACGAAGAGCGCGAGATGGGTACCGACTGGATCAGGGGCGCCGTCGAGGAGCTGATCAAGGAGGCGACTCTCAAGCGTGACGAGTACGCCGAACTCGCCAAAAACCCTTTGGCCGCGCCGCGCCAGACCGAGCTTCCCATCCGGTCGTTTCGCTGGATCGAGGCTCTAGGCTACTGGTCGAGCTACGACGCATATACGGGTGAGCACGACGGCGGCGTCGAGTTCTATGGCGAGGTGCAGCTGGCGGACATCGCTGGGATGCTCCTCAAAAATAAGCCTTCTATCCCTGGATAGCTCATCCGGCGGCGTGCTATTCTTGGGCAAACAATCCCTGACCGAGGGCTCTCCTGAATGGCTACGCCTACCTCTCCGGGTCATTTCCATGACCTTGGGTACCGCAGCATCCATCGCAGTGACCTGACGCCGATCGACCTGAGTAAGTTTGTCGTGGTCACGATGGTGTCGAACCCGGTCCGCTACCGCACGCGTTACAACCTCTACCGGAAGTTTGCCAAGCACGTAGAGGAGAGCGGCGCCCAGCTGCTGACGGTCGAGCTCGCGTATGGCGAGCGCCCGTTTGAGATCACCGAGGCTGGCAATCCTTGGCACGTGCAGCTGCGCACGCGCGAGGAGATGTGGCACAAGGAATGCGCGATAAATATCGGCGTATCACGGATCCCAATCCCTGATTGGAAGTACGTGGCGTGGCTCGATGCTGACATCGACTTCGTTCGACCCGACTGGGTTCAGGAGACGATTCATCAGCTGCAGCATTACGACTTCGTTCAGATGTTCTCACAGGCCATAGACATCGGGCCTCCCCCCGCGCTCGATGTCATTGGCACCAACATCGGGATGAACCACTGCTATTTGAACCAGTTTAACAATCCTGAGATCCCGCCTTTGGTTGTGGATGGAAAGCTAAATCCGCAGAGGTTCACGTCGTCGCACATAAAAGGCGAGACCAACGGCCCCTATCGGCTGGGCGCCGGCCTCCCCGGCAACAGAGTTTTTTGGCATCCCGGCTACGGATGGGCCGCTCGTCGCGAAGCGTTCAATGCAGTGGGCGGCCTGCTCGATACCGGCATTCTTGGGGCTGGGGACCATCATATGGCTCTGGCTCTTCTCGGCCGAGGCGACGAGGCGATGCCGACGGATGTGACGCCCGCCTATCGCGCCACTGTGCTGAAGTGGCAGGCTCGAGCCGAGCGATACATTCGTCGAAACGTCGGATGCGTTCCCGGGGTCATCACCCACGCGTTCCATGGGAGCAAGCGAAAACGGTTCTATTGGGACCGCTGGAAGATACTGACCGAAAACCAGTTCGATCCGACGACCGACTTGATTCGCGACTGGCAGGGCCTTTGGATGCTCAACGACGACGGCAGCGATCGGATGCTGTGTCTGCGTGATCAGATCAGGGCTTATCTAAGGAGTCGCGACGAAGATTCGACTGAGCTCTGAATGACTGATGGCTGATGCGGTGCCCGAGCGGCCGAAGGGGCGGGTTTGCAAAGCCCGCGAGCGCTTGCTCTATCGCTGGTTCGAATCCAGCCCGCATCTCTCCATGTGAACGCGCGTTCGCACGCTGAGACGGGAGCGGTTGTAAGTTGACGAAAACGAGAGAGGATAAAGCGGCTGCCGTGCGCTCGTGGAGGGAGCGGAATAAGGACCGTGTTAAGGATACGCGAGCTGCTTATCGTGCCGCTAACAAGGATCGCCAACGAGAGCCCAGGAAGGTCAAGCCGTATATAGACATCACAGGGCAGAGATTTGGGCGATTGACAGCATTAGAGCCGTCTGCTCCCGACTCATCGGGAGTGTTCAAATGGCTGTGCGCTTGTGATTGCGGCAACAGGGCGGCCATTCGAAGCACCAATCTCAGATCAGGTAATACAAGGTCGTGCGGCTGCTTACCAAATCCGCGAAAACTTCTTGGCGACGAAGCTAAGGTACGTTTGCGATTTCGGCAGTATCGCAAAGAGGCTCCCAAGCGCGGACGGTCATTTGACCTTTCGTTTGATCTTTTCGCTGAGCTAGTGCGAGGAGCTTGCGAATATTGCGGCGCGCGAGAGGGAATAAACGGAATTGACAGGCAAGACAACGCTTTGGGTTACGTCGAAGGAAACTGCGTACCTTGCTGCAAGACCTGTAATTTTCTGAAGCGGGACATGCCGCTTGATAAATGGATCGATTGGCTGCGCCGCATCGCGGTCCATCACGCGTCGAGAGGGGTTCAATGACATGGATATTTCCCGAAGGATGCCCGGGTTGGACCTCTTTTCGGGGATCGGCGGAATCGCTGTCGCATTGCGGCCATGGGTCCGAACGGTCGCATATTGCGACATCGACTCATTCTGCAGACAGGTGCTTTTGTCGAGAATGCGCGATGGCAGGCTCGACCCCGCGCCAATCTGGGATGACGTCTCCACACTCCAAGGCAGAGAGTTGCCAGAGCGGCCTGAGATCATCTTTGGGGGATTTCCATGTCAAGATATCTCCTCCGCAGGCGTTCAAGCTGGTTTGGAAGGGAAGCGAAGCAGGCTTTTTTTCGAGATACTCAGGCTCGTTGACGAAGTCAGGCCGAGCTTCGTCTTCCTTGAAAATGTCGCGGCGATTAGGACCCGTGGCGGAGAGCGAGTGGTCAAAGAGCTGGCCGCGCTCGGGTATGACTGTCGATGGGATTGTTTGGCCGCTGCAGATGTGGCATCGCCGCATATCCGTGACAGGTGGTTCTTACTTGCCCACGCACACCGAATCGGGCCAGCCGCTGCTTCCGACGCCGACCGCCGCTCGCTACGGGACGGGCGGCAACGGGATCAGGAAGGGCACGCAGCGCCAGGTCGTCTCCCTCGACACGATGGCGTCAAAGGATCTCTGGCCGAACTCGCGCGTCGAATACTCGCCCATACCTTGCACGGTGACGTCGACCGGCATCGGCATGTGGCCGACCCCGACCTCGACCGACGCCAAGAGTTCGGGTCGACACACGACGACGACGGGAATCATGCATCCGGGGACGACGCTGACCGATGCCGCCAGGGCAGCGGGGGAGATCTTCCCGACCCCGACCTCGCGCGATCACCGCTCGGGAGTGACGGCGACCGAAGAGAGCTACTCGAGGCAGGGCGGGGCGCCGCTCAACGAGCACGTCCTGAAGAAGGACCCGTGGCCCCTGCCGCCGGGCGAGTTTCAGAAGAAGCCGAGGGTACTCAATCCGACGTTCGTCTGCTGGCTCATGAACTTTCCGGCGGGCTGGACCGAGCTCGACACGATGGGATGGAACGCTTGGCTGGCGGCGAAGAAGGCCGTTCGCAAGATCAAGAAGTCGTAGCCACCCTTTCTCCTGAGGCGATTCTTAGGGCTGTTCATGAGCACCGCTGTCAGGGGTCAAGCTTGTCAGGGGTCAAGCTTGACGGGGGGTATCAGGAGGGCTCGCTTCCGTTTGGCATCGCTGTGCAAATTGTGGCATACTTTACTTACGCACGGTCGCACCACGCGATTCAGTCGATGAGCCCCGCGCATCGCCTCGACGATGCTTTTGCTTCTTCGTTCGCTAAGCACCCAACGCCTCTTGAAAACATCTGGGATTCTCTTGGGTCAGCGCACCAGGACTGGCTTGTCGTCGCAGCTGCCGTAGGTGACGTGTGGTGGAGTGAGTGGCCTGATGTGCCGCGCACAGTGACAGGGTTCCCTTCTCGAGTGGAGCAGATTCGGGCGCTTGGTAACGCCGTGGTCCCTGCGCAAGTAAGGGAGGCTTTTATGCGACTGAGCGGGATCAAAGATGCGTCCGGGAACTATCGCAGCGAGGCGATCGAGGCAGGGCTGGTCCCCTGGGCGCCGGTCGCGACCGGGGAGGCCGAGGTGGTTTGACAAATGCAGGTGAGCTCATTCTCGACATTGCCTGGCATCAAATCGCCAGCATGTCGGCTATGCTCTTAATGATATTGGTATTTATCGTTATCACACGGGATGACGACGACGATCGTGATCCTTGATTTTCGCTTCAACTCACCGATTTTCGGCTTTCTTTTTTCCCCGTTTAGGGCAAGATGCGCGGCCTAGCCACGGGAGAATCAACAATGTTCAGCAGCGCTCAAACCAATGTCCGGAAGGGATCGCCGGTCGTCCAGGTCCCCTCAGCAGAACGCTGGACAGACGAAGAGCGCCGAGGCGAGTACGACCGAATCCGTCGCGCCTTCATCCCCCTCTACGTGACGACGATCAAAAACCTCAGCGTTGGGATCGGGCAGATGCGCGAGGGCAGCATCATTGCTCAGCACATGACCCTCTTCGTCGAGCGCAATGATTACCCCCCTGGAGCCCAGTTTATCGCCATCCGCCTGTCGGCGGTCCGGAAGCTGTATCAATGGTTCGTCGATAGGGGGTGGGCCGCAGCTCGGCGCTTAACGCCCGTTGAGCGCGCTCGTCTCGATCGCTCCGCTGCCGTGTCGATCCAGGAGACCTAACCACGACAAACATCGCGGCACGACCCTTCCTTCCCGTCGATCGGAAAGCCGTCCTAGTCTACCCGCCCCTTGAAATCTCACCCACGGCCACGTGAAATTCACGAGCCGCACATTAGATTCCCGCCCAGAGGGTCGGCCGCGTCCCTTGTTACACGCCCTTGTTTCTCTTGATGTTTTCAAGAAAACAACGGGCGTTTTTCTTGGTGTCGGAAAGCCGAGGCGTGGTATCATTGCAGGACCGCTTTCCCTGAAAGTTTGTGATGGCGCCGACAACAAGTCCGGAGGACACCATGGATTCCAAGCGCTTGTGCGAAGTCATGGATGACAAAGATCCAAAAGACGAAGGCGAAGCCATCGCAAAGCAAACGACCAAGGCAGCGGAAGGCAAGCCGCTCAACGGCGACGAAGCCGCGCCATCCCCAAAGGTCCAGGAGAGTAAGGGCTCAAGGCAGCTACTCCTTGGATGACTAGAGTGGCCTATGCTTGAGCTGACCATTAGGGTTCTCCCGTCCGGCTCTCGCAAGGCCCGCTACAACATCGCGCGCTTCCTTATATATAATGACCTCAGCGGCACCTCTGAGATCGGCAACTATCAGGTGCAAATCTTCGGGTCCGACTTCAAGAAACGCCGAGTTCTCTTCCGCCTTGAAGGCTTCAACCGGAGCCTGGGCGCCATAGCTCTGATCCGCTCAGTGATTGATCGGTGGTTAGCGACCGGACGCGATCTCCGACAAGAAGAATTCGACGAAGCCTTCGCCCTCTTTCTCTCGAAGCAGTGATCCCTATGATTCTCCCAACGGACTAGGCGCCCCGGGCTCCTAGCTCCGAGCGCGCAGCTAGTTCGCTGGAGGAGCCCGTCCATGCAGCTATCGTCGCCCCCGCCCTCGGCGCACAGAACAACCGACACCTACGCTCGACCGACGGTCCTCTATTTGATTGGCCGGACCATCGCGATCCTCTTCTCGGCCGCCGCCGTGTTCGGAGCGGCGCACTTCGCGCGATCGTTGGGCGCGGACACAAACCAGACTTTATCCTTGGCCGTCATAGTGTCGGCCATGGTGGGGTTGCTTAGGACGTGAGGGAAAGGGGGAACGGTGATGCTAAAGGGGAGGGCGCTTTTGGCGGTAGGCAGATCTATCGTTTTCGATAGATTCATCTACTTACTCTTGGCCGCGTTCATCGTGACCGCTTGTAGCGACGACCGGGGCGGCGAACCGCAGCCCCAGCCTGAGGGCCAGGCTCCGCCCTCGGAAGGCGGCGAACCGGGTGACGGCGATCAATCGCCGGAGCCGGATGTCCCAGTGCCCCTCGGAGATCTGGAGCGCCTCTATGTGGCGATCAACCTCGAGCGCGCGAAGCATGCCCTGCCTCTGATTCCCATCGACGACCAGCTGGCCTGCGCGGCGGACCGCCACGCTTCGGACGTGGGCGCCTCGAGGTCGTGTAGCCACACGGGGTCGGACGGGTCGAACTTTGTCCAGCGCGCGTCGACCTGTGGATTCCGGATTGGCGCCGGGAGCGAGATCCTCGCCTGCGGGCATCGGAGCCCAGAGTCAGCGGTCATCGGCTGGCTGAACAGTCCGCCCCACCGGGCGGCGATGCTCGAGCCAAACAATCGCGTCATGGGAGGAGCGGTCCTCAATAATTTTTGGGTGGTGGTGTTTGCCAAATGATGACGGAAGCCATGTGGACTGCCCTGGGATGGACGGGCACGTCGATCTTCCTTGCCAGCTTCCTGGTCAAGGATCGCGGCCTCCTCCACCTGTTGGGCCTGGTCGGATGCGTCGTGAAGCTGGTCTACACCTGGCACTACGCTCTGTGGCCCCTCGCCGCCAACTGGCTTATTTTGATTGGCATTGAGTTAGCGCAATGGTGGAGATACCGTGGCGATCATAACAAACCCACAATTGAAGAGTGCACGAGGTGCCAGTGACTGAGACGGAGCATTTGATTGATGGCGAACGCGCGTTCGCGGACGGTATTCGGGTTTTCGTTGGGAGCAAGGACGAGATCAAGGCGTTGGCAAGGATTGCCGGCGCTCTCGACATTCAGGTTGATGATCGGCTGCCTCCTGCCGCCTCCCACCCGGAACGAATCTATTCCTTCTTCGAAGTCGAGCCTGGGGATTGGCAGTCGCTTTCCGGCAATGAAGACCCGCACGCGCCTTTGCGTACGTCCCACGCTCAAGAGCGGCGGTTTCGCAAAGTGACGCTCATCGACCCCCAAGAGATCGTCGGGCTCGGTCGACGGCGATGGGACGCGAAAGCGTGGGTGGAGGTGACGCAATGGTGAAGCGTTCCTTTACAATCGAGGACCGAGGCGTGATCGCGGACTACTCGCTCCGGATCACGAAGTGGATGGCGAGCCAGCGCCTGCTGATCCCGAGCGCGGACTGGCTCGAGGATCGCGCCGTTCTTGCCTCGGGGATTGAATATCTCGTGCGCAGAAGCGTCGACGCCGACCTTGCCGTTGCGATCTTCAGGATCATTGCCGACCGGATCGAGGAGCCCAAGGAGGTGGAGGAGGTCGGCGAATGAGCGACGAAGCCCCCATCTGCGGATATTGCGGTGCCCGTTCTGTTCTGAGAGACAGCGCGGTGATTTATGGCGGGGTCAGCTATGGCCCTGTCTATATCTGCGGCAACTATCCGACTTGCAATGCTTACGTGGGGACGCATCGCGGCACGACCAAGCCGCTCGGATCGCTCGCGAATGGCGAGCTCCGATGGCTTCGCAAGGTGTGTCATGCGGCCTTCGATCCCATTTGGCGGACCGGGCGCATGAAGCGCAAGGAGGCGTACCGATGGATGCGCGAGGCCCTTGAGCTCGACGAAGACGAGGCGCATATCGCGATGTTCGACGAGGTGAAGTGTCGGCGGCTTCTAGCGATCATCGACGGGCGGTCGATATGAGTGACCCTATCGACCTGGCCGACAAGTACCGCCTTGTTGACGACGCCTACGCGGCGCTCACCAAGATGCACGCCGAGGTGAGCCCTTCTCGCGAGGAATTGATGTGGGCCATCGAAGGACCGGCAAGCCGGTTCTATCTCGGCGCCATCGAGCGAGAAAACGAGGCAGCGGCCAGTCTCCCTATGAACAAGTTCATGGATCTAGTGGATCGATGGTACAAAAACTGGCGCGAGGTCTATCGCGCTGTTGTGCGCGAGCGGCTAAAGAATGGCTCGACCTTTGAGGCTGCCGAATGAATCCTAATCGCTTGAACGAAATCAAGATGCGATGCGCGAACGCGACGGCCGGCCCGTGGCATGTCGGTGAGCCGGCCTCGACGATGGACGTTCCGTATATCATGAACGACGATGGTGGTATTTTGATGCGGACGACACATTACGCCGGGATGCACGAGAACGCGGCCTTCGTCGCTAATGCCCGCGAGGACGTGACCGAGCTCATCTGTGAGGTTGAGCGCTTGAGGGTTGAGGTTCAAAAGGTCGCGACCTCGTGCCTCGTCCTTCTCGAGTCGGCTATTAATCGGCGGAGTTGGTGAAGTGAGCCATAGCGTTAACGTGGACCACGGGATACTTTGGCCGGACAAGGTTTGCGTTCGGTGCGGATGCACTCGCCCACCCGGCGAGTTGAATATAGAGGGATCGATTCATCATCGGTCCCCGGTGTCGTGCATCGACGCGAAGGCGTGCCGCCGCCGTCAAAGGAAGAGGAAGAGGAAGTGATTGCAGTCAAACGGGCTGACAAATGGCGCCCCGAGCATGGTCCTGATCGCCCGTGACTCTCCCGCCGACCTTCCGCCAGTACTGCTGTGAGATATGCAAGGGCTGCGACAAGTGCCGCACCTGCGGCGTCTGCCAGTGCGGCGGCGAGCGCGAGCCAGTTAGACGCTACGTCAGACCGCTCCTGCCTCGATCAGCGAAGCGCAAATGATTTCGGGCGAGCATTTCGCTTCCCGATTCACCATAGGGAGAGCTGGTATGAAGTTGGCGAAGATCCTGCTCATGATTCTGCTGCCCTTGCTCGCGATTCTTGTATTGGTTTACGAAGCGAAGGTTAAGGATGCGGTCGGCGCGGCGCCAATGTCATCGGAGACCGCGACCGACACGGCGACGGCGACTGGTACGGCGACTGGTACGGATCCCGACGCATGGATGGACGAACCGGCGCTGGAAGAGGATCCAGGCGAGTCATATGAGCCGTCGGGGTCCTCACTGAAGTGAAACATGTTAGATAGTTATGGCCGGCGCGCCCGATGCGGCACGTCGGCCTTTCTTTTTCCCCCCAAAGATTCTAGTTTTCGCCTCGAAAATCAAAAATCGGGAGGGGTGTGTGGCCAGAGTAATCAGCGATCTCGAGGTTCGTGATTGGGGCGTCGAGAAGATCGATCTCGGCGAAGGCCCATATCTGATATCGGTGATCACCGGGCTTCATCACAAAGCCGACGGGGCTATGGGAGGGGCGTCGTTTGCGTTTGACATGACGGACGGAGCTACCGGGGCGGTCAAGATCGTCTCCGAGGTTTCGTTGGCAATGCTGCAGAGGGCGTTCGCAAAACTCGGCTATCAACTGGTGGACCGGAGGAATGTGCAGTGAGCTTCAAGATGGTTTTCGTGCGCGGGGACTATAGTGATCGCGAGATCATAGACGGCATTTTCTCGAACGCGGACGTCCGCAAGAAGGTTCGTGAGCTTTCTATGGGGATGGGCGTCCTGACTCTCGGCAACTGGGTGAAAGCGGAGTTGCGGTCTCGCGACGTGACACTCTCGGAAGTAATGGCTCAAGCTGAGGTGATCGCCCGTGGGTGACGAGCTTAGCCCTGTCGAGGCGCGCCCCGAGGCCCCCAACGATGGCCTGAACGTGTGTGAGCGGTCGTGCGGTCGATGTCTTTTCGGCGCTCGCCCTCATGTCCCGTGGGATTACGGTGAGCGTAAGGCGCTTGCGGCTTTGGCCAGCGGTAGGCACTTCACCTGTCACGAGTGGGGGAATGTGATGTGTCGGGGGTTCTACGATACCTACGGCGAGCAGCTGCCATACATCGTGTGGGCGCGGGAAAACGGTCTTATCAAATGGAGGAAGCGGTGATGAATTTGGTAGAGGCGCGCAAGCAGGCTTTTGAGGGCTGGGTGCGAAGTCCGTCGAGGGGGGGAGAATGGATTCGGTTTGCCGCCGAGGCCACACACCCGGAGGTCGAGGATCTGGACGTTGAAGATTGGGAGCCGAAGCGCGAGTCGGACCCCTGGGAGGGCTCCTTGTGACCCGCAACATTGGTGACCCGAATGCCGCAGACGTAGTGATGACCTTGAATGACCAATGGCTAGGCGAGCGCCAGGTGGAGCTGGTTTCTATTGCGGTCGTCCGTGACCAGCATCGCTTGCTGTGCGCTATGCGCGATGACGGTCGTGTTCCGAGCCAAGAGCTTTTGGACGACATCGCGGCCTATGCCTCGATCATCAATGCGCGTGATCCCGAGCATCGGGCTGATGAATATTTCGAAGCTGTGGATGTGACGCCGAGACCGAGACCCCGCCAGGTCGCTCGCGCCAAGGGATGGATGCCGTGACCTTTCTCAAAATACTGATTGGCGTCATCCGCCGTGCTCTCTGCGTTCATGCGGGCGGCCTCGACCTTATGGCAGTCAAGCCTGGCCCCGGATACCTTGTCTTTCATTCCCGCTGCTTGCGCTGCGGATCTTTTGTCACTAGAGACGTGCCCATCACTTCTCGTTCAGGAAGGACCTACCCTTGATTCAAATCGGCGAGATCGTTCAACTGGACCCAGTTAAGACAGAAAACCCAATGTTCCGCGCCTGCATGATGACCGTCTGCGAGGCGACCGCACGGGGCGTACTTGGATACGTCCAGGCTCTCGGCGAGAACGGCGAGCCAGGCGGGCAGGCGTATTATCGCGCCGCGCACGGCACATTCCATCGAACCGGGGGCGTCGCGGGATGGGTCGTCAAATACTGACACGGAGGGATTATGAAGGCGGTATTGATTGACGCCTATCGACAGCGGGTGGTCGACGTCGAGACGGATGGGTCATTGCAGGCGATTTACGACCGCATCCAATGCGATTCGATCGACGGCGCCGTCTATTTCGACAACCACGATTGCATCTACGTCGACGGCGACGGCCTATGCAAGGATGTCGACTATGGATTCATCGTCCGTCTGGTGGATGGCCCCGCCCGCTCGCCGCATCAATCCTTCTTTGCCGGATGCGGCATCCTATGCGGCAGCGATCGATCCGGTGAGGCGGCTGACGCCAAGCTCACGGCGGATGAGCTTCGCCCCCTGATTGTCTTCGGCCGCGTCTCGCCGGATGCGTGCCGTGAGGTCGGGGCGATGTCCGCGAACGCGCGTTCGCACGTCCCGTCTTGCTATCGCTGCGAGAAGAAGCCCGCCCTTTCGCTCGACGACCTGAAGGCTCTTGGTGGGGACGACTACGGCGACGAGAACGATCGTCCATGTCGCGCCTGTTTCGAGAAGATGGTTGAAAGCGATGCGCGGTATGCTGCGGCGGAGTACTGATCGACACGACCCGCTGTGGCCAAATAACTTTGGAGGATAATATGCAGGATTTTGAGCGGGAGCTTTCAGAAGCCGTTAAGCGCAATCGTGAGAAGATCGAGCAGAGCCGGATCTTCGTATCGATGCTTTCCGCTAACTACCACAAGGAGCCCCTTCCGGTCCTTCAGCTCGGGCTGGCCATCTTGCTCGACAAGCCAATCATGGTGGTGGCGCCCAATGGTACGCCGATCCCCGAGACGCTGCGCAAGGTCGCGCACTCGATCGACTTCTTCGACCGCGACGCCCCTGGTGCTATGGAGCAGCTCGGGGCGACGCTCAATAAGCGCATTCAGGAGATGCAATGACACCCGCCATCATCGTCGATGTCAAGATGTGGCGTGAACTAGGACTGGAATGCTGGCAAGTGGCGGAGGGTAACTTTTGAAGAACAACGATGAAATGTTAGAGGCGACAAAGCGCGACGTTGGCGGGTGTGCTGCGGTCGTTTTCGGAATCATGACGTCGGCGCTTATAGTCGCGCTGATCGCCGTGGTTTGGTTTGCGGTGGTCCGTCAATGAGTATCGCCCACCTTTTCAAGAGTCTCATCGCCAGCGAGGACGGGGCGATACGGCTCCGGACCCATAGGTGGGTCTTTATCAAATCGCCGGCTCAACTAGAGCGGATGATCGCTGACTTCGCTGCGCGTCGTGGCGACAAATCGACCGATTTTGCTCGTCGCGTCATCTCCGCAAAGGACGATGATCGCGGGAGACGCGTGGCCGTCAAGCTCAATGCGCTCGCGTACTGTTGCCCGGATGTGGAGTCTTATGGCTCGGATCATCCGGTTCTAGACGGCATGGCCTGGGTTCCGAAGTCCGTGTGCTGCCGATGTGATAACCGGGTGAGGTCGCGCGTTCAGAAGGGCAGATGGGCTTGCAAGATACTGCGGGAGAGACGCCAGGGATTGACGCAAAAAACGGTGGTCGATGCGATAGATAGGGCGGATCGGTTGATAAGGGGGGCGGATTGACTGACGGAGGAACGCTACACAAGGAGCATATTCGTGTTCATTCGGCTAAGCGATTTCGTGAGCGATATGGTCAGGAGCTGACGCCGAAGATGCGCGCAGCTTTTCATCGCCAGATCGATTCGGGTCATAACGCTTGGCTGGTCGCGATGCAGCGCGGGGTCGGGGATGGCACCGAGGTTTATTTTGTGCTGGATAAGTCGGTGAGCGCCGAGCCGATCGTGGTGATCTTTCGGAGGGACTGGATGGAGATCGTGACATTTATGACGCCCGTTTTCTATCGCCGACAGATCAACGGCGAGCTGGCTCGCGAGAGGCAGGCAAGATTGCGTCACGCTCAGGATTTGGCCGGAGCTCCAGATTTACGAAGAAGGGAAGCTTGACGATGGGAATTCAATGTCCCTACAGCAGGATGGACCTGATGCTAGCGATGCTTCGAGTCAGTTCTAAATTAGAAAAAATGGATGGGGACGCATTCGCAGCCAAAATCACTGCGCTCGATGACGGTCAGCCGGTTTTTGATCAGGCGTCGCTTAATGCTGCTGCGGCGAAGTTTCATGGGATCAGCGTCGATGCGTTGGTTTCGTCGGCGTCTTACGAGGCGCTGCTGGGTATTTATCAGAAGAGTAACGCGAAAAAATTGCTCGATCTTTGCAGAGCCGAGGGCTTTGACGACAAAGAGGCGTGGGCATTCGTGGTGTATGCCATCCAGGAAGGGGAATTATGATTTCGCATCGCGCCGGCCGGGCTCTGACATTTCTGCTGGATGGCGGTCGAATCAAGGTTGGCCAAACGACATGGGTCATGGGGCTGACGGAGGAGGCCGGGTTTGACTTGTGCCTGATCGGCAGGAACGGCGAGGGGGACGAGGTCTTGATGCCGACGCACCACACCCTTGGGGCATTCATAAATTTGATTGGCGGCATGACCGACGACGAGTGGACGCTCGCTGCATCCTCGATGGCCCTGCGTCCACGCTGAAGGGAGAGGCGGGTGAGGCCGGTTTTGACTTCGAAAGGACAAGGACTTGAACGACAAGGTGATTCAGATTCACACCCACAAGGTTGTGGAAGGCGCCGAGTGCTCGGCGGACGCCGCGTGCCGCCCTTTCTATCAGGCGATGCGCCGCAATTGGATTTGGAGCCGCAGGGACGTTCCGATGGGTCGGGATGGCAGTCCGCATGTTGCCATGGCGCTTGGCGACCTTGAGCTCGGCTATCTGTCGGTACTCAACTTCTGCCCGTTCTGCGGCGTCGATCTCAAGAAGGTGTTCAAGAACTACGCCCCCTTCGTCGAGGGCGAGACCTACAAGCACGAGTTCGAGGGCAGCCTTTGAGGCGACTCATGAAGAGGATTTGGACATATTTGGTCGCCATCAAGAACGACTGGATCGTGCTTCGTTACCTAGGGGCTGATCCAGTGACGGCGGCGCTGGTTGTTATTTGGAGGGCTCTTGAGAGAGACTAAGGCATCGGAAGACCTGCGTGACAAGCCGCACCTGCCGGTGTGCTACGCCGCCTATTATGGGCGAGCGGTCGAGCGGGCGCGCGAGCTAGGCTGGTGCCTCGGGCTGCACGGGAGCCTACGGCGCGACTGCGACATCGTCGCGGTGCCGTGGATCGAAGGTGCTTCGGATGCCCGCGCGCTGCTTACCATGATCGCCGAGGAGTTCGGTGGATTCCTCGACGAGCGGGTCGCCGAGAAGCCCTTCGGCCGGCGGGCGTGGACGGTTCATATGGGTGGACCTTGGGTCGACATTTCGGTGATCGATCCACGAATGGAAAGGCGAGCTAAACCCGGCGAGAGCTCGGTGGAAGTCACTCATTCTCCTTTTGGAAAGAGGAGGGCGCAGCTGATGCGATCTCTGGAAGCATTACGGCGATCTCAGGAGGATCTATGACGACCGCGAACCCGCGAATGGCTCTTCATCCGGCGCACGGCCATGTCATGACAGCGATCATGATGTTGGTCGGGGCGGCTCTCCGAGAAGGCCCCGCGACTGCAGAAACGGTGTATCTCAAAAATCTCGTTCAAGCTGCTAACGAATACGAAAAGCGGAAGTTGGGACGCAAGGAGGAGGAGACCAGTGATGAATGAGAAGAGCCGGGGGTAGGATGAAATACCGCAAGAAACCAGTAGTCATCGAAGCCTTCAAATGGTCCGGTAAATCGTGGGAGATACCGGAACCGTTCAGACATCACAGGGACATTGATATCCCCGTGATGTCTTCTGCCGACTATGACGATGCTGCCGATGGCATAGACAGCTCTCTCTGCATACAGACGCTAGAGGGTAGGATGACCGCGCAAGTAGGTGATTGGGTGATCATGGGTATTAAAGGGGAAGTCTACCCATGCAAACCAGATATCTTCGAGCTTACCTATGAGCCAGCGTAAGCTCGTCCCAGCGGAGATTTAGCCGTCAATCTGTTATGCTCATGGTTAGGATCGATCCCAAACGTGGAGGCGCTGCCATGGCGAGCATACTGTTCATGGGGCTGGTCTGGGCGTTTGTCGGGCTAATCGCGATCGGCGGCCTTCTTGAGGCTCTGTTTGGGGGGCTCTCATGACCGAGGATTCAGTCAAGGACTCCGTGCTCATCAAGGCGATGGCGGCCGGCACTCCCGAGCACGCTCGGGAGATCCTTTCTGAAGCCTATCACCGCCGCCAGCTGACGATCTCGCAGTATGCCGATGCGATCCGCGATATCTGTGACGACGGCGAGGACCCATGACCCACCGTTCCTGGGTAGCCTTCGTCCAGCGCGATGGCGCGAACGCGCGTTCGCTTTTTATTCCGCCGATAACGGAGGTCATTCTGAAAAGACTAGGCGGCACGATGTATTCGGATTTGAACCACTATCTCAGCAGCTTGAAAGGACGGCGGCCAAATTTAGCTGTCGTTGAATGCCTGAGCACGGATTGGATTCGGTCGGCCATCGAGGTCGACAACGTAATGGCTGCGGTGAGCATTATGAACGAGAGCCCGTGCCGATGAGCGCCAGTCGATCGAGCGCCAGTCGATCGAGCGCCTTCGTCCCGGCCTCAAGGAGAGGCGAGAGGAGGCCCAAGGTGAAGCTCGTATGCTGGTCGGCCAAGGGGGACAAAAAGGTCGTCGCCTTCTTCGATGACGACTCCACTGTCGAGATAGCGGCCGAGCAGGCTGCGGCGGCGCTCAGGCTCCAGGACGACGGCCTAGGCATCTGGACGTTCTTCGTAGACAACGGCCGTCGATTCCTGCGACCATCGGACACACTCAAGCAAGCAAATCTGGTTGGCGGGGAGCATGTCGCGGTCGGTCGGATCGGGTGACAAGCGGCGGCGCCCCCGTCGCGGCAGGGTGATCAAAATCGCTTCGTATTTTGAAGGTCACGCTGAAGTAGCAGAGGTACTTCACGGCGACCTTCAGGGCGTGATGCGGTATGCCTGCATCATTCACGCTGACGGCCTTTGCGATACGCCCGCCGATTGCGAATTCTGCTTCGCGGTTGTGACGCGAGCGCTGTCGCGATCTCCTGTCGTGGATTGGATGCGCCAGCTTGAGATGGCGATCCCGACTATGGGATTCAAAGGCTCAACCCCCCGGAGAACAAATGAAATGAATCTGGACAGTTGGCATCTGGTTTTGCAGACCCCGACAAAAGAGCGCGAGACGCTGACGCTCGCCGCATATTGTCACCCGATCCCATCGGTTGGAGCGCTCGCTTGCTTCAATCTGTCTGGGGGGCGCACGATCACCGGAACAGTGTCTGCAGTGAAGTATGATTATCTAGCTCACGAAGTCGTCGTGACAGTAGCGAAGAGGCCGTGAAGTGGACGTTTACGAATTGACGAAGTTGACGAGGCAGAATGCCATGAGGGTCATCGGTGTTCGGCTAAGGAGCCTCAGGGCATCTTCCGGCCTTTCTCCCCGCGAGGTGGCCAGAAAGGTTGGCGTGTCGGAGTCGGTGGTCCTGTCCTGGGAGGCAGGGTCGACCGCGCCGGGCGTCGATCAAGTCGCGAGCTATATCGCTGCTGTCGCGTGCATCATCAATCAGGAGTTGATCGAGATAACAATGACGTTATGAAGGGGGACGACTGGATGGATGATTTGATTTTAGAATTCGAGCTAACATCGCACCATCCGAGTAGCGTCTATCACTCCGCCGCTCAGCTCGTTCCGACGAAGCTTCTCGAAATGGGATACAGACCGATTGATCGTTTCGAGCTCGTGTTGCGGCGAACTCGAGCCGTCGCTGAGAAGACCGCGAGAACGATTGTCGGATATGATGTCTCGGTCATTTACCTGTTCGAAGTCTGGGCCAATCGTAAGGACCTCAGGCGATTGGATGGGGCCGAGGTAACCCCGATCAGGAGGCGACCATGAACCAGAATCAAAATCATCCGGAATGCGATAAATGGGCTTGGGGGATAGCATTTCTGTTCCTGTGTCTCGCCCCATTCGTCGCCTACAAGGTTGGCGTCGCAGACGGCTACGATGACTGCCGCTCCGGTCTTTCCGAACCGTGACGCGCGCGGCACTGGAGATAAATCTTGAGCGACGACCAACAGAATGTTGTCCCGGCACCGCCGGCACACCAGGACACACCCCGCCCGACAAAAACTCGTTATACGGCCTATAAGCTCGAGCGACTGAAGTGCTGGCCCGATGTTTTGACGATGATCGAAAACGGAGAGTCGGCCTCCAAGATCGCGATTTACATTCACGGTCGCGGGGAATATCTCGAGTCGACCCAGGCCGCCGTTGAATCGGCGATTTACTATTGGATCAAGCGAGACAAGGCGTCTGTCGGGGAGCGAGCTCCGGTCGGGCACGTTCCGCTGATCAGTTCTACCCCGGGGCGGGTCGATCCCCTGGATGGGCTCAATATGCTTTTGGCGTTTCAGCTCGACCGCGTCCGGGACCTTTATGTGTCCGAAAAACGCTCAGGCCGTATGACCAAGCTCAACAACGACGCCATTCGTTTGAGTCATGACATCCTGAAAACCATGGCCGAGATCGACACGAAGAAGCGTCGGTACGCCCCGCCTCCGCCGTCCAGCAGTGGCAACAAGGGACCTGGCGAGGTAATCGCCCAGCTGGATTTTCTGCGCCAGACATATGAGCAGCGTTATGGATCGTCAGCGGCCCGTGCGATAATGAGCGACGAGAGTCGCCGCCGCATCCTTAACGCCCTCGAGCGTGTCCGTCGAGGCAATTCCGAGAAATTGTCCGAGATATTGAATCTCAACGCCGAAAAGGCGGAAGAGCTGCAGCGTCGCGAAGAACGGCAGGCCGCAGAAGAAGCCGAGACGATCGATGTCGAAGCTCAGGAGGCACCATGAGGCTCTTTCATCTCGTCCGCCGAGAAGACGTAAGTGGCGTGAGTGGCACGGGCGTTGTCGCCGAGGGGGTTCAGTTCGCCAACGGCAAGTGCGCTCTTAATTGGCTGACTCGGTATACTTCAGTCGCCATCTATGATGACATTGAAACCCTTATTACCATTCATGAGCACGGCGGGAGAACGGTGGTCCAGTGGCTTGATTGTAATAGTGATGGAGGGGAGAACCGATGCGGTTGATGAAGCTGGCCCGAGACTTTCTGGCCGGGAAGCCGATTGTCCGCCGATCCCCCCTATGGCGAGCCGCTCGCAAGCAGCACTTGGCCATAGAACCGAACTGCTGCGCCTGCGGCACGTCGGAGAAGCTCGAGGTGCATCACATAGTGCCCGTGAGTCAGGATCGTTCGCTTGAGCTGGTGCCGAGCAATTTCATTACGCTCTGTGACGGCAAGCGCAGCTGCCATCTCGAGATCGGGCATCTAGGAAGCTGGCGGCGCGCTAACCCCCATGTACGGGAGGATGCGGCGGTGGCTCTTCTGGTAAGGCGCGCCTCGGCGTCGTAAAGTAATGCGAGCCATCGTCGCGGAGGCGAAATTCAATGACGACCACTTGCACGCTCGACAAGTTCACGACCTATCCTGTCCGTGAGGTTGTCAAAGCAGGCGACCGCTTCATCGTGCGTCTTGCAGAAAAGGTCGACGCCTGCCCCGAGGGCGCTTTGAATAACGACACCACGGAGGTCTACGAGGGCCTTGTCGAGAAGCCGACGCTCTCCTGGAGTGAGGCAAAGGGTAGGCCGGTGGTCCTGGTTCCGCGCGGCTATCAGATCAATGAAGTGACCGAGGCCAGCGAGCTCGCCCTGACGCCGGCCAAGGTCGCAGATCCGCCCGAGGGTGGGGGGATCACCTACTGGATTATTGCGCCTGTGGCGATCGTGGGGATCGGCCTGGTTCTCAGGGGGCTGGTGGTCAAATACTTGGTCTCCAGGCGTGACGACCCCCTGGGCGGCGGGGCGGCCTCAGAATCGGCCCGTGTGGCCCCAGGAACGGCCGCTGTTGCCGGCATGGTCGGGGGCCTGGCGATGGGCGCCCTGGCGAGCGCGGCCTTCGACGACGACGGTCAGGCGCCGCCAACTGCAGACCCCGACGACGGCGCGCCCGACAGCGGCGGCTCCTACTCCTCCGACGCTAGCGCCAGTTTCGGCGACGACTGATCCTCGCGCAGCCATTGCCCGGCCATGCTACGCTGAAGGCATCCGCATTTGACAATCAAGGGGAGGGCCGGGCCTTATGGTCGTCGAGATCACGATCCCGTTGGCGATTGTCTTGGTGGGGCTCGTCGTTTTTCTGATCTGGACCGCATACCGCCATGGCTTTGACAGCGGTGTGGAAAGCTCCGACGTGTCATGGATGGCAACGGTACAGAGCGACGCGGTTATCAGTACCGGCATGGGTGACTTCAAACTCATTTCTGCCCACACCTTCTGGGCTCTCTTCTACCGAATCCGCGAGTGTGAAATCCGCATGCAGGTGTGGCCACGCGGGATCGACACGAGTCGCACCGAGGAGTTCCTGAAGAGGGTCGCCAGCTCTCAGGCCGAGTCCCAAGAACTCACGGGGATCAGATGATAGAATTTATGATCGGCGTGATCTTTTATGTCGTTGTCGGATGCGTCGGGTTTCTCGCCGGATGGAATCTCGGCAATATGTGTTGGCGCCTTCCCAGGCACGACAAGCGGGACTTGCCGCCGCGTCACGGGAGTTAAAATGGATGATGCGGCAGTCCACGGAAGATTGATGCTGATTTTGGTCTACGTTTGCCCGGAGTGCGGGCAAGAGACCGCGCAGGAGGTAAAGACCCTCCAGCATTGGATCTTCGATATCGCCGAGGCATTCGCCATGTGTCCATTTTGCGAAGCCGGTCTCGCGGTATCGAGACCGGATCCGGAATCTCTTCCTGACTCGCTTTCGGATATCATCGACCGACTTGAGTGAACGAACGCGCGTTCGCGTGGACAAAAGGGAGCCATCGAAATGTGGGGATGGGGTTTCGGTAAGCCGTATCTGGGAAACAGCATCCAGGTCACGACCTTCCTCGGCCATCTGACGGAGCGCGACTACTCCGGCAAAAAGGAAAAAGATGGGCTCCTCTTCCTTTACGGCCGGGGCCGAGGGGCTCTGGCGATGGTTCGCGCCGATGCCAAAAAGTACGATGTTCTGATTTTGAAAAACAACAATGTCTTCGGGCATACAGTGCTCAGCACTCTGGCTGCCGCGCTTAACGCCCCGACCCCGGAGAAGCTATTCGCCATCGCAGCGACCTATGCGCAGCAGAGGGGCATAAGTAAAAGTGTCGCCACGGGGATCAGCGAGAAGGACCTAATCAAGCTGTTTCTGAACAAGGAGGGCATGTCGACGGTCATGTTCAAGTTCGCCTTCCCCGAGATCCACAGTAATCTCGGCGACAGCGAAGGGGCGCTCCAGGCATCCTGCTTCAAGGTCATCGGGGCATCGAGCAAGGATGAGGCGAGAATCCAGAAGATTCTGACGAAGGCCGCGTCCATCCTCAAGTCACATGGGTTTGGCTACCTCTGCTATGGGGAGGTCATCCTCGCCTCAAAGGGCGGCACCAAGCGGACTCTCCTAGCCGACTATGCCCCGGATACCGACCAGATCCGGATCACCCTCAAGAGCGAGACTGACGATCGCGTCGTGCGAACCGCGATGCACGAGCTCGGGCACCGCCTCTATCACAAGTTCAAGCTGAACCGCCCTGAAATCGAGCGCATGTTTCAAGAGGTCAAGAAGGACCGCCCGAGGCTCCAGGTAGGGCACAAGGTGCGTAACCCTAAGAGCGGCGAGGTCCTGGTCATCACGGCTGTCGAATTCGCTCGAGGCAAGCTGCAGTATCGCGGCAACTATGAGCACGAAGCGAACCGCCCCGCTGGCTTGCGTTCCACCTGGCGAGCGGGAGAGGGGATCTCCGATTACGACATCGTTGATGGACCGCCCCTTCCTCCTAAGCACCCATTCGCCGTGTCCTCGTATGCCTTGGTCAATTCCGGCGAGTTCTGGGCCGAGGTGTTCGCCCACGCCATGCTTGGTCGTGTCGATCTGTTGCCGTGGGTCAAGGAGGTCACGAGCTGAGATCGGTGGTATCCTGGGACAAATCTGAATCGGCCACTGATCTTTGACCCGATCTCGCGCAGTGGGCGCCTGCCCGGCCTGCGTTCCAGGGGCGCCAATTGAGCTGTGAGTCATTAGGAACAAGGCTTAGAATTCTTGAGTCGGTCCTGCTCGGGGCGACCTGCAAGCAGACCGTAGCGTTTGATGTCCTGACGATGTCGGCCGCTTTCACAGATGCCGTGACCGTGCCGATCGACGACGGCCAGGTCGCTCTCGTCGAAGTAGACGTGATCTGTCGCAGCGTGGATGGTCTGGGGCGCGCCGCCTTCCGCAGGATCGGCCTGTTCTATCGCGAGGGGGGCGATGTGCAAATCCAGAGGATATGGCATACAATATTCACAGAACGATCATCCCCAGGGTTCGATCTCGATTTTCAACTCAACGCTGAGAATGTTCGGTTCCGCGTCAAGGCGGCTTCGGCGTCCACCGTATCTTGGACTGGATGCGTGAGCCTCAAGTACGTTTGACCTTTGGCCATGCCCATTAATGCGACAATCGTTTTAAAGGAGGGCTGACCACATGGCGGCGATCACTGGTTTGCAGACAGTCAACCATAAGGACATCCTTGAGGTTGGCTCGGCCCCGGGGGCCGGCGGCGGCACGGTGTCAAGCATCGGCTCTGTCGCGATGCTGGACGACTCTGGCACCGGCAAGATGTATCTCAAGACCGGCTCAGCCGACACGGCCTGGGCGCAGTTTGTCACCGTCGGAGACGGCAATCTCGTGGGTCAGGGCACCTTCATGCGCCTGCCGATCTACGATTTGAGCCCGAACGGCTATCATGTTGATGACGAAGTCACGCAAAACAGCCAGCTGATTAACGTCTTTATTGAGGCGCAGCCGACTCGATCCGCTGACATCGCGTACCGTATCCCGAATCCGGGAGACGCTGTCACTGCGGCCGATTTTGTCCTGACCGAGGGCGTCCAGACGATTAACGGTGACAAGACGTTTGGCGATGACGTCGTCATCCAGGGAGACCTGACGGTCAACGGGACTCTCACTTGGATCAACACCACCAACCTGGAAGTGACCGACAAGCTTATCCGGCTGAATAAGGGCGGAGCGGCAGCATCTGGCGGCGGCAGTGGCTTTGAGGTCGAAGAGGACGGACTTGTCACTGGATATTTCAAGACGTCGGCCGATCGTAACGGCTGGGTCTTCCTTGCTCCAAACGTGGCGTTCGAGTTTGAGCTCGACCTGACTCAGCTGACAGCCGGTCGCGAGATCAGCGTTCCGGACAGCGCGGGGACGTTCGTGGTTCGTCCCACGGGAACTCCCGGGGTCGCGGGTCAGGTTTCGTTCTTCTCGGACGCCAACAACATCATTTCGGACGCTGATTTCTTCTGGGACAACTCCACCAAGCGTCTCGGAATCGGCACGAACACCCCGACCCGGATGCTCGATGTCGATGGAAGCTCGATCTTCCACGGAGCCATCAAGCAGCAGGATGCGACGGCGACCAAGGCGCAATGGGAGCAGCTGCAGGCCCAGGTATCGACAACTGACAATACGACTACGACTTTGGCAACGATTGCGATCCCAACCGATTCGGAGGTCGTCATCGAAGCGATGGTCCTGGCTCGTCAGACGGGCGGTGTCGCGGGCACTCCGGGCGACTCGGCAGGCTATAGGCGCACCGCGCGCTTCCGCAACATCGGCGGCACGGTCACGCAGCCCAAGAATACGCAGACCGACTGGACAGACGAGGACAATAATCCATGGTCTGTTGATTATGATATCAACACGACAAACGTCAGAATCCGTGTTGCCGGTCAAACGGACAAGGACATTGATTGGACCGTAACGTACCGGGTCTATACTCTCAACTAATGGGATTGAATGCTTTCGGCGAGCCAGAGGACGGCCTCGTCTTCTGGCTCGTTCTTTTCGGAGGAACAGAGAGTGCAAAAAATCGAGATGAGTCTTGGAACATTGCTTCACCCACAGTTCGGCGCTTCGATGTCGAAGTTGATGAAGTCGATGACACTTCCGACCGCGACCTGTTTCAGACTGCGGGGGGTCAAGCGATCCGTTGATACCGAGCTAGCAAAGTATAACGAAATCAAAGACTCCTATATCGCCGAGTATGGCGAGCGCGGAGACGACGGCAAACTAAAAATGTCCGACCTTGGCGATGGCAAGCGCGGAGTTGAGCTCCGCGAGGATAAGGCTGAGGAGTGTAAGCAAAAGCTGAAGGAACTGCAGGAGCTCAAGGTTGGCATCTCAACGATTCCGATATCGGTCATCGACCTGGAGACCTTGGATCTCCTCACCCCTGAGGATTTTTGCTTCCTCGAATTCATCGTTGAGGACGAGGCGTGAGCGAGAAGGGGCGAATCACTGTTAACGAGATCATCGTCATCGAGGTCGACGCCGACCCTACGACGTTGGGCGGCGCGGACGCGCCAACGGGTTCGCTGGCAATGAAGGACGGCGGCGGAGTATGGCAGAAAACTGGATCGGGCGCGACGGAATGGACCCAGGTCGGGTACGGCGTCGGCGGTGGATCCGGCGTCACGCCGCCGTTTTTCTTTACTCGAGCTGGCTCGTTGAATCCGGGATCGTATCTGCAGGTCGGATCGGTGGTGAGCTCGAATACAGGCCAACTGATTCCCGGCACAAACAAAATAACTAAAATCACAGTTTCACTCAGCGGGAATGTCACAAACACAGAGGTCGTTTTTCAAGTTCAGCGCCGAACTGGGGTTGCGACGTTTACAGATATTCCAGGGGCCGAAATAACCATTCCCGTCGGCTCGTATAGCGCGACTGCCATTCTGTCTATCGATTTGAATCATGATGAGGAAATTTCGGTTTACTATAAGACGGGCGCGGCGAACAGTGCGGCAGCGAACGCGGTCGTTGGGATATTTGTAGTTCCGAGGTGAGGTAATACGTGGCTCGACGACTAAAAAATACGACCGAAGGTTACGTCTTGCATATCGCGAGTGGAACCAGCCTCGCTCCAGGATTCAACGACATATCGCCGGACACCGCTGATCGAATGCTCGATACGCAGATGTTTGAATGGTTCTCAAACGGAACGGTTCAATTCGATGACGGTGCGACGACGTTCACGGACCCGGCTGATGGATGGCTGCGATTTCAAGGTTCGCCTCAAAGATTTCCGCAAAACCCACGCGGTCAGATGATGGTGGAGCCATCGTTGCGGGTCGGCGCCCCTGGAACGCGGGGGATGTCACTACTCACGCCTCTTCTGACTGACAAGACGACATGGTATCAGCGATCGGTTCGCGTTACAGATCAAGCACTCACCGATTCCGGAGACCATCAGTCATACTCGGCATTGGCTCCTTGGATAAACATTCGGCATCCGTATCTGTTTTACAACGAGTTCATGATTCCGCTTCGGACCGGATCGTTCGCGAAGCATTCCGACTTTGACGTCATCGTCATGAAAAATGGGGTTGTGCAGTCCTCTGGATTTTCTGTCGATCACTTGCTTGGGAAGGTGACATTCGACTCCCCCCTCGACCCCGGCGACACGGTCACGGCGTCGTTCAATCACCTGAATGAAGTTTCGCGCGCCAGCGAGTGGATCTTGACTCCGCCGGCTGGCTATAAGTACGTCGTCGAACACGTAGAAATGCAGTTTTCGATCGACATCGGAGCATTCTCGGACGTCATTCGATTCGAAATATGGGCGAATCCCGCGTTCACTACGGGGTCTCCGAAGGTCACGAATGTCGCCGCCTATGACGGCGTATCTTGGGCCGAGCCATATTTTGGTAGTGCTTGGCCCAATGGACCGACGGCTATGGGCCAGCATCGGTCTCGCTATCGAAATTTCACGGATATCATCAATGCAGCGAATGAGGGGAAGGGGACGATCCCTGTTTGCTCTGAGATAACAACAGAGACGTTGGTCGTGCCGTTTAATTACCTGCAGTCTTTTGTTATCGACAGTCAGATGGGCACGGTGTTCCGGCTTATTTTGGAAGGGGATTCGGAGCTCACGGCAAATCATGGGAAGCTCGCGACTGCGACGTTCTATGTACAACTTAGTCCATCGGGAACATGAGGAGTGACTATGACGACGCTCGCGCACATCCGTCTCTCCATTTTGAATGCCGCGATCCCCGTGACGAGAATTCTTGGCAGGATCCACGCGCCATGGACGCATCACGCCGTCACCGGCATTCATTATCATCACGCCATTAGTCGCCTCATCCCTGGACAACCCCTCCTCACTAGAAAAAATGGCGAGTTCAGCAATCTCCTTATATCCGGCGAGTACACTCACGCGGCGGTTTATGTCGGCCATCGTCGGGTCGTGATGCCTGGAAGCCGCGACATCTTGGTTTTGCCGTGTGTCGTGGAGGCGGTATCGCCACTGGTTCGAATCACGGATCTAGCTACTTTTTTCTCCGGGAAGGATCGGGTGATCGCTATGACTCCGTTGTTTTGCGCAGATCGGGACATGGAGCGCGCTGCCGAGGCCGCTCTAGCGGCTGTTGGCAGTCCATATGACTATCTTTTTCAGATCGATCGGTTGAAGACCGCGAATATTGGACAGGTCGTTCATAAGCGGCGGGCCTTCTACTGTTCAGAGCTAGTCTGGGATGTTTATCGAGACGCTTTGGGGGCCAGCGAGATTCCGTTCGCTCTGCGCGAGACGATGGGGGTCATGACGGTGACTCCTCAGGATATAGCGAACGCGCGTGCGCATTGGCGCACAGCGTGGGACTCTCGAACGATTAACGGTTTTGCGTCGCTTCAGGAGCAGGAGGAGATGGTATGAGATTGGCGACTAGAGCGGCCCTTGGGCTGATCGAGTCCTCCGGCGCCGTGAGCGCGGGTTTCACGGAGTTCAAGGCAAAGAGCTTTGATGACTGGCTCGGCTTCATGCAGAGGTATGGGATGGGCGACCCCGCCGACGGGAGCCGTCAAGGGTGGAGGGGGAGTTGGATCTACACACCGCACCGCAAAGACTTCATCATGATGAGCGCCTATTACCCCTCTGACGATCAGAGCTGGCCGGCCGACGATGCCAAGGACCCGCTCCCCGGCGCCGAGACCGGGCACCTGACGATCCAGGGCTCAGCCGAGAAGGTCGATGAGGTTCTTGCTGCGCTGAAAAAGATCGGCAAGGGCAAGGGAGCCTTTCGGCTCGACCTCAAGGCTTAATGGAAATGTCGACGAAGGTTGTCATTTGTGGCGACACCCGCCGCCCATTATCACAGCGCGGCAACGTCGAGGTGATATTCCACCTCGTGCAGCCTCACATCAAAATGGCCGGTTTAACTCCGGTCCTATTGTCTGATGAGTCGACCATTTTGGATGAGGGATCCTGGCTTGCTCGCGAGTCGTTCCCAGAGCGGATTGGCGCCGATGCTTGGCAGGTCGATCGCCACGGCGAGGATGCCATTTATGTCGCTTTCGAGCCGGACGCAAAACTCATCGAGACTTGTCGGCGCAGATCCATTCCCCTTGTCGATATCCGAATTTCGCCGATTCGTTTCTGCGATGACCTTTTGTTTGGAATCAGAACGTCCGGGTTGTTAGAGATCCCCGCATGGGCTGCGGCCGATCCGGCATGGATCCAGGCGCAAGCGGGAGCGTGCCTTGCCGCGTCGATCCGTACCCCGGCATTCCCAACGGTAGGCGGCACCACGCTCGTTGTCGGCCAGACGAGGCGCGACAGGTCCGTGGTTTCCGGCGCGCGGTTTGCGCGACTATCTGACTTCCGAACGCGCCTCGGGCAGTCAGCCAAGGCGCTGATCTATCGGCCTCATCCATATGCCGACAAAGAGTCAGTCGCAGAGGACGTCGACCTTCTTCGCGGGATCGGTCTTCCGCTATCTATTCACGGATGCGAGTTCACTCCATATCGCTTGCTCGCGGATCCCAATGTCGACCGAGTCGTTTCTCTTTCGTCGTCGTTCTGCCACGAAGCGAAAGTCTGTGGTCGATATGGCGAGACGCTCCTCCATCCCTGGTGGGATGGCTATACAGACGTGCATCCACGCCATGTCTTGAGTGGGCGGTTTTGGGGAGAGTTGTCTGGAAGACCGAGCGTCTCATCGACGGATATATGGACCCCCAACCTCCTGCGCCGCACGTTTGGCGTGTGGTGGGGCATGGAGTTTATGCGTGCGTGACACAATCAAAAGGAGGTCCGGATGCCGGGGTTAGGAGGCAGCATCTTCACGCATAACGTCGACACGTTTGATTACTGTTTTCGCGAGGCAATCGGGTCTTTGATCGATCTATGTGATGAGGTTGTAATCCTTGATGCCGAGAGCACCGATGGAACGCTCGAGGCCCTGCGCCAGATCGCCGCAGCGAGCGCCAAGGTGCGGCTGATCGAGGGAGCCCGCTGGGACTGCGCGCCCAAGCACGAGCGCCTGGCGGTCCTTGCCAATCAGGCCCGATCCTACTTGAGGACCGACTGGCACTTCATGCTCCAGGCTGACGAGGTCTTGCATGAGGATAGCTTCGCGGCGGTTCGCCGGCTGATGACGTCCCAGAAGCACCGGACATTCGCCGTTCGTAGATTCAACCTATTCGGCGACTTCGACCATATGGTGTCCCTGACCTCCTCGAAGAAGCCGTGCAGCGATATGCCTGTCCGACTCGGGCACACCGGCGCCCCGGCCATGGGAGATGCCGAATCTCTTCGAATGGACGCCGTCTCGTGGGATCATGTCGATGAGGTCCAGATCTTCCACTATGGCCTGGTGCGCCGTTTCGAAGCTCTGCTCGACAAGAGCATCGACATGCAGTCTTGGTTCCATGGCCCGGGGCAGGCCGATCCCAGGTGCGTCGACATGAAGGCGACCGGCCATCATGACCCGTTTCGCCTGATCGACCGCGCCGAGCTCGCGCCCATTCCAGTCCATCACCCGCGTCGTATGGCCGATTGGATCGCAGCTAGAGCAGAGGAGAAAAAGGCATGGATGCGATGATCATTCGTCAGGGCGGCGCCGGCACCTATGAGCGCTTTCTGGATATTGTGCGGGCCATCGTCGGCCCCGGTCTCGAGTCACAGTCGATGATCGACCTCTTTTCGCACGTCGCACGACTCACGCGGCGTCTGCCATTCGCTCGCTCGACCTTTGTCGACATCGGCAATTACGTCTCAGAGTTTGCTGGTCTCGAATTCGTCCATGCTGACGTGATCCACGGCGACCACGAGGTCCTGCGCCGTCAGTATGATGTCGCGCTCTGCCTTGACGGGATCGAGCACGTCCACAAGCCAGAGGGCAGGATTCTGCTTCAGCGCATGCAGGGGTTTTCCAGAAAGCAGATCCTGTTCACGCCGCTCGATCCCTGGATGGTCGACGAGACGGCGACCAATCCAGAGGCTCACAAGTGCTGTTGGAAGCCGGACGAGCTGCCCGACTGGGCGCACATCGTGTTGCCGGAGTGGCATCCGCTTCTCGGGATTGGCGCCTTCTTCTTCTGGCAGGCCGGCGACGCGGAAGCGACCCGGGCGGATTACGAGCGGGTCAAGGCCGCTCTCGGCGGTTGATTGTCATCGTGAGCCTCAAGCCCATCTGACTGAGGCTGGCGCTCCTCGCATTCCGATCGTAGAATAATCAAACGATTTCAATCGATCGGAGCGATGACCTTTGACTGCGACACGTAGGTGCGTTGGTTTATGCTGCCAAATTTGCGGCGCGGTGCTTCTATGAAGGTGTTTTTGTCGAGCGCCGCGTTCGTCTTGATTTACCCAGCTTGGTGCCTCCTACTGCCGTTTGTTGTGTTGGCGACAGCGGTCCAGGTCTTCCTTGAGGCTTGCAGTCCCGTATGGGTTCCGGCTGTAAACCTCAGGAATGCCGAGATGGATGAACGAGGCCGCTGATTGCGAACGCGCGTTCGCGGAGGTTTGGATGAATAGTCGACCGCTCAAGGATCTCGACCCCCTCTGGACCGACGAGGGCCTGATGTTCAGCTGCCCCGCGTGCGACGACGGGCACGCCATCATGCCTCAGTTTTGGGGCGAGCCGATCTACCCGAGTCGCGCCTACTGGCGGCTGACCTCGGGCCTGAAGGGCGGCGGATTTGAAAACGTAACGGTCGAGCCGTCGATCAACTGCACGACGGGCGGCGCCTGCAAGTTTCACGGCTGGGTACGTAATGGGGAGGTGATCTGGTGAAGCTCAGGATCGAATGCACAGGCACGAAGGCGATGACGCTCGGCGATCTGGTGCGGTTTCAAGGCGGACTGAAAACTCTGCCCGAAGAGAACTACCAGGCGTTCAAAGCGCAGCTGCTCAAGCTCGGCTTCTCGAGCCCCTTCCATCTCTGGCAGGCGCCCGATCAGGCATGGAAGCTGGTGGATGGTCATCAGCGCCTCACGACGTTGACCCGCATGGCGGAGGAAGGCGTCGAGATGCCGGACGCGTTTCCGGCGGTGGAGGTCTTTGCGGCCGACGAACAGCAGGCCAAGCAAAAGGTTTTGGCGCTCGCTTCGCAGTACGGCAAGATTGACGGCGAGGGTCTAAGGCTTTTCGCACTCGAGGCCGGCCTCTCGAAGCTCGAGATCAAGAGCGAATTCCGCCTGCTAGACGTTGACCTGAAGGCGCTCGACACGCCGCCTGCAGCTGGCAACGCTGATCCTGACGATGTGCCCGAGAAGCCTGAGCCGCGCTGCCAGCCTGGCGAGCTTTGGCAGCTGGGGAGCCATCGATTGCTCGTCGGCGACTCCACCAAGCCCGAGGACGTCGACCGCCTGATGGCCGGCGAGAAGGCCGACTGCGTTTGGACCGACCCTCCCTACAACGTGGCGCTCGGCATGGAGACGCCTGAGGAGGCAGCTGCTCGCAATCGTCGAACCGACGGCCTGGTCGTCATGAACGACAAGATGAGCGACGGCGACTTCAGGGCCTTCCTGACTACCGTCTTTACCAACATGGCGCGCGTCATGCGCCCCGGCGCTGCCTTCTATGTCGCTCATGCCGATTCTGAGGGCTACAACTTTCGAGGCGGTCTGCGAGATGCCGGCCTTCTGATGAAGCAGTGTTTGATCTGGGTCAAGTCGAGCCTCGTGATGGGCCGGCAAGACTACCAGTGGAGGCATGAACCGATCGCCTACGGGTGGCTTCCCGGCGGCGCCCATTCTTGGCACAGCGACCGCAAGCAAAGCACCGTCCTCGAATTCGACAAGCCGTCGCGCAACGGCGAGCATCCGACGATGAAGCCGGTCGAGCTGGTCGCCTATTGCATCCAAAACAGCACCGCTCCTGGCGAGATCGTCCTCGACCTTTTCGGCGGATCAGGCACCACGATGATCGCCTCCGAGCAGCTCGGACGCCGCGCGCGCCTTATCGAGCTCGACCCCCACTATGCTTCTGTCATCGTCGCTCGCTTTGAACAGTTCACAGGCCAGAAGGCGGAGAAACTCGCATGACCTTGCGCATCGAATGCACTGGTTCGACCACCGTCGCGCTCGCAGACCTCGTCCACTTCCAGGGCGAGCTTAAGAGCCTGTCGGAGGAGAACTACAAGCGCTTCAGCGCGCAGATGCTGAAGCTCGGCTTCTCGTCCCCGTTCCACGTCTGGGTCGCCCCAAGCGGCGAGAAGAAGCTCCTCGACGGTCACCAGCGGCTCGCCGTCATCACCCGGATGGCTCGCGAAGGGGTCGAGGTCCCGTCCGCCTATCCGGCCGTCGAGGTTGGCGCCGCGAGCGAGTCGGAGGCCAAAGAGAAGGTCCTGGCCCTCGCCTCTCAATATGGCGTGGTCGAGAAGAAGGGGCTCGAGGCGTTCGTCGCTGACCTCAACCTCACTCCGCTGCAGCTCAACGAGACGTTTCGCCTGCCCGAGGTGAACCTTCTCAATCTCCAGACGAAAGAGCCTGCCGGCGGCAACACCGATCCGGATGAGATTCCTGAGGCCGGCGAGACTAGGGTCAAGCCGGGCGACCTGTGGCTCCTCGGCGCGTACCTGGAGTGCGACAAGTGCGGTCACATCACCGACTATGACGCTGCCCAGGTTGACAAGGAGTGCTCCAAATGCTGCGCTTGAAATCGAGGCATCGCCTGCTTTGCGGCGATTCGACGGACGCCGCGAGCGTCGAGCGTCTGCTCGGAGGAGAGAAGCCAGACTTGGTCTATTGCGACCCGCCATACGGAATGAAGCTTGACACCGACTGGTCGAAAGCAAAGTCGTTCGGGGGCTCGCACTCTACTCTCGGCAACAAGGGCAAAAAGCACGGCCACGTCATTGGCGATCATGATGACTTTTCTCCTGACCTTATTAAGGCCATTCTCGACCTCGGTTGTGGGGAGACATTTATCTGGGGCGCTGATTATTTCGCTGAGCATTTGCCGAAGAAAAACGATGGCAGCTGGGTCGTCTGGGACAAGCGATATGCTGCCGATGGTCCGATCGTACAAGCGATGTCAACTTCGGAGTTTGAGCTGTGCTGGTCACGCGCAAAGCACCAGAGGCTTATCTGCCGTATGGTTCATTCTGGGATCTGCAGCGTAGAAAAAGACAAGCGCGTTCATCCAACCCAAAAGCCGGTGAAGCTAGCGGAATGGTTTTTTGAGCGGTGGGGCGAAGGCCGCACGCGCGTCGTCGACCTTTTTCTCGGATCGGGCTCGACCCTTATCGCCTGCGAAAAGACCCGGCGGCAATGCTTTGGCATAGAGTTAGCCCCTCACTATTGCGACGTAATTCTGGCTCGCTTTGAGGCGTTTTCCGGTGAAAAGGCGGTGCTTGCATGATGCGGCTGAAGTCCTCCCATCGTCTCCTGTGCGGCGATTCCACGAACCCCGAACATGTCGGCCGCGTCCTCAACAGCGAAACGCCACTCCTCATGGTCACCGACCCGCCTTACGGGGTCGAGTATGACGCCGAGTGGCGCGAGCAAGCCGGCGCTACTCGATTCGGCGGAAGCCGGACCGGCAAGGTCACCTCCGACGATAAAGCCGATTGGACCGAGGTCTGGCAACTATCAAACGCTCAGGTCGCCTACATCTGGCACGCCTCGGCTTTCACGGATGTCGTGATGAAGTCACTGCGAGATGCCGACTACGACTGCCGCCAGCAGATCATCTGGAACAAGACGATCATGGTGCTGAGCCGATCGGCCTATCACTGGAAGCACGAACCCTGCATCTATGCCGTCAAAAAAGGCAAGGACGCTAACTGGGTCGGCGACCGCAAGCAGGTTACCGTCTGGGACATCGCACCGCCCAACCACATCATGTCGGGCTCGAAGGAGGACCGCACGCCTCACCCGACACAGAAGCCGACGGCTGTCTACGAGAAGCCGATCGAGAATCACACGGTGGTCGGCGATCTTCTTTATGAGCCATTTGCCGGTTCGGGGACGGCGATCATCGCCGCTCAGAAGACGGGGCGCAGATGCTATGCGGTCGAGATCGATCCAGTCTACGCCTCGATAATCGTCGATAGATGGGAGCGCTTCACCGGCCGCGCCGCCCTCAAGGAGGGATGATGCGGTCGATCGAATACTGGACCGCAGTCGTGACCTGGCCAATGGTGCTCGGGTTCATCGCGGGAACGACCTTGTTCGATATCAACGCGGAGAACTCATGCCGATCCTGAAGGATTCATATAGAACCACTTCCTTGACGCTGCCCGCCGATTTCGAAGATGCTCTGCTCGCTGAAGTCGAAGCTATGACCGAGGAAGAGCGCTCTGTATTTTACGGGGCGATTGAGAACCTTGATCTCGAGGCGGTGCTCGCGGCGCACGAATACGATCGGGAGTGCGTTGACGTTGAGACCTGGCTTTTCGACCCGTATTTCATGGGCGACATCACATCGAATCTGTATTCGGTCTGGCGTGATGATTTGATCGAGATGTTCGGGACCGGGCTCTATTCGCAGGCAGTGATCACCGGATCGACGGGATGCCTGGCCGCCGGCCATCTCGTCCAGGCTGCCAATGGAGCTATCCGGCCGATCGAAAGCATGGTCGGCGGCGAGGACCTCGTGGCCCTGTTTGACGCGCACCATCGTGCCGTCGGCAAGGCGACCGGCCGCCAGCGGACGATTCTGGTCCGCTTCGGCCATGGCTTTGAGGTCCGATGCACTCCGGATCACAAGTTCATGACGCAGCGGGGATGGATTGAGGCAAAGGATCTCGACCCGTCGCGAGACCGCGTCCGCACGCCCAGGACGATCCGAGTTCTTTCGGACGTCTTTACCGTCTCGGAGGCCGAGGCTGAGTGGGTCGGCATGGTGACGGCCGATGGCAGCCTTAGAGAGGCCCACGGCAACTCATTCCATAAGGCCGACGATGCGGTCATAGAGCGCTTTTGCCGACTGTCCTCGCAACTGGGGATCACCTGGCGGGAGGAGGCCACGAGGTCAAAGGCTCGCGCGATCTGCTGCCATAGCATGAGCTACGAGCTTATTGACCGCCACGGGCTTCGGGGCACTCGCGCCTGGGAGAAAAAGGTTAGCCCCCTCGTGACGCGCTCGCCTCTCCCAATTGTCGCCGCCTACCTTCGAGGTCTATTCCTCGACGCGCAGTGGGCGCTTGACGCCAAGACCCGGGCCGGCAAAAAGGCTGTCTATGGCGTGACGCTATCTCTGGCCAACGAGGTCCTGATCAAGCAGACCTGGCTGCTACTCAAGCGGTTTGGCATCCGTGGCCGGGTCTTTTCAAGCCACAGCGGTCGGTCGAATGAGCGGACGATGTGGCACTGTGAGATCCGTGGCATCTCAAATCTGGAGACGTTCAACGCCGCCATCGGCTGTCCTGTCGACGGGCATGGGGAGCGTTGGAAGGCACTTATCGATGATATCGCTACGAAAAATGAAAATTCCAATGCTGACTTACTGCCATTGACGTGGGCTGAGGCCGGCGACTGGATCAAGCGCCACGGCGTCAAGCGGCCGCGAGGCAGCCGGTATGCTTGCTGGCAAAGCTCAGCCGTCGGCAAGACGCGGCGAGTCACTCATCTCAAGATGGGCGAATTTCTGGCGGAGCATCCGGCGATGCTGGAGCATGCTGCCGAGGCGCATTACGACCCAGAGGTCTTGTGGGAGTCGGTCAACGAGGTAGTCCAGGATGGACTTGAGGTCGAGACCTATGACCTCGTGGTCCCCAACGGGAACGCCTATTTGGTCGACGGCGTTCACACCCATAACACGGGCAAGAGCTTCTTCTCGCACCTTGTCATCCTTCGAATGATTTACGAGGCCAGCTGCCTCAAGGACCCCGCTCGCAGCTACGGCCTCGCTTCGGGCTCAGTCATCGGCTTTTGCACGATTGCTTCGTCAAAGGAGACGGCTCGCCGCGTCGTTTTTGAGGGCATTTCAGCCAAGATGAGGGAGAGCTATTATTTCCGAGACGTCTTTCCGCCCAAGCGGGAGACGAAGGACGAAATCGTTTTCCCGAAAAACCTTCAGATCATTGCCGGATCATCAACCGACACGTCGATCATTGGCATGAACATTTTCGGGGGCATCTTCGACGAGGGCAACTTCGTCCGGACGAGCTCGTCCTACGGATCGAATGCGATGGTGTCCTCGCATGTCCGCGCCAAGAATTACCAGAAGGCGATGCGCCTATACACGTCAGTCATTCGGCGAATGAAGTCGCGCTTCAACCGCAACGGCAAGGTCCCTGGTATTTTGTGCGTCTTGTCGTCGAAAACGACGAACGACTCCTTTACAGAGCAGATCATCAACAAGGCCATTGCGGATGGAGAGAAGACCATCTTTGTGCGCGACCGATCGCTTGTTGACGTCAAGCGGGATCAGTTCTCAAAGGAGACTTTCAAGCTCTTAGTCGGGACGGAATCGTATCCATCCCGCATTCTCCCCCCGGACGAGAACCTCAAGCAGTATGGGCGAGAGGCGCTGATCATCGATGTTCCAGTCGACCTTCGTCCTGATTTCGAGAACAACATGGAGGAAGCGCTGCGCGACCTTATGGGCGTCTCGACCGTGGCGATATCGAGCTTCATGTCTCGGGTCGACCTCATCGAAAAGTCGAAGGATACCGCGCGATCGCATCCGTTCCTGTGCCCGCTTTATAATCAAACATCCGAATGGGACTCCAGACTTCCTTACCGCATCCAATGGCCGCAGATCGCGCGACAGCGTCCCGACGGGGAGTGGGAGCCGTTGCGGTTCCCCGACCGGCCGCGATTCGTTGGGCTCGACCCGGCTTCGACGGGCGACGCCTTCGGCCTGGCTTTCGGATGTGCGGGCGACCCCATCCCAATGGTTCAGGATTCGGCTGATGGGAATCAGATCGTCGAGATGCTACCGACGGTTCATATCGACTTTGTCTTGCGCATCAAAGGGCGGCGAGGAGAAGAGGTCGTTTTCCGAAATGTCAGAAAGCTACTGTACGAATTCGCAGCGCATGGGTTCCATTTTGCGCGCTTTACAACAGATAGCTATCAATCTCGGGAAATGTGTCAGGCGCTCGAGGCTCAGGGGTATAAGGCGGAGATATTTTCTGTTGATACCACCAAGGATCCATACCGCCTCTTCCGAGCCTTGATCTATGACGGGCGCTTCTCCTGTTATGACTATCCGGTCCTTTATCACGAGCTCAAGAGCTTGGAGGAGGGGCCGTCGAAGATTGACCACCGGGCCGACAGCTCCAAGGATTGCGCGGATGCGGTCTGCCATGTCGTCTATCATGTCCTCGAGCACGCCCTTGGGCGAACCCCCAACCTTCCGGAGCGCGGGATTTCGCTGCCGGCGCCGGGGTCCTTCATCCAAAGCTCCGATCCAGTCGTGTCGGCTGACTTGGCGGATCGGGCGATCGAGCACCAAGGTCAGGCATCACAGTCCGATGCCCCGCCCGTGGAGATCCGCAAGATTCCTCGGTCAGTCCCTCCGAGCTACAACCGGAGGCGGACAGACGGTAGAGTGGAAGACATGCGACAAGTGACGGCGGTGTTCGACCCTGAGGAGCTTCTAATCAGGGGATGAAAAACAGCTAATGCTCGTGAGGGACGACTAGATGAGCTTCGCTTCTAACAGCCTCGATATGATCCGCCGCGTGTTTCGGCGCGACCAAATGATCCCTGGCGCTCCGACGTCAGCTGACATGATGGTATCGCCAACATCACCGCGACGCGGGATGGCGTTGGGGGGATCTGCTCTCGGCGTCGTGGCCGGCGGCGTCTCGAACCATATGTCGGATGCTCTCGCGATCGAAAACGACCTCGTATCAAGGTACGAGGATTACGAACTCATGTCGAATTACCCTGAGATTTCAACAGCTCTCGACCTTTTCGCCGACGACGCCACGATCTCGGACGTTCTTGATGGCAAGGCGCTATGGTACGAAGCGCCCGATGATTCGGTTCAGAAGATCCTGAACCAGATGCTCGTCAAACAGATTCGAGTTGATGAGGACCTATGGGACATCGCGCGGCAGACCTGTCAGTGGGGCAACAATTTCTCTGAGATCATTGCCGTCGATGGCGCCGGGGTCGTCGAGCTCCGACCGATGTATGTCCCAGCGATGCGCCGGATCCAGGATGAGGATAACGTCCACTATGGATTTATCTTCGATCCAAACCTCGGATTCACGATTTCAACCGATGAGTTCTTCAGGCGTCTACGGACGCGCGCGGTCGACGATGACTGGCGTCGTCGCGAGATGGGCCTCCTCGAGTCGGACTTGACCCGAGTTTACGAGCCTTGGGAGGTCGTTCACTTTCGAATGCGATCGAAGGACGCCGCAGACCTCTATGGCCTCTCTATCGTCGACTCAGCCCGTTACGCATGGCGGCGGCTGATGATGATGGAAGACGCGATGATGGTGTACAAAATATCGCGGAGCCCTCAGAGGTACGCGTTCTACGTTGATGTTGGCGACGTGCCGCCTCGCGAGGCCAAGCGCCTCCTCCAGCAGGTCAAAAACGAGTTTAAGAAGACCAAATTCATTGACCAATCCGGCAAGGTCAACTTTGACTACAATCCTCTCTCCGCAGACGAGGATCTCTTCCTGGCCGTCCGCAAGGAGAAGCGATCGACTGAGGTCGAGGTGCTTTCTGGTCCCGAAGGACAGCAGACCGAAGACGTCGAGTATTTCAAAGAGAAGCTGATCGCATCGCTCAAGGTCCCCAAGAGTTACCTCGCGGGGGATGACACAGTCGGCCGCGCTAACCTTGCCCAACTCGACGTGCGCATGGCCAGGTCCGTCATGCGCACTCAAAGGGTCATAAAGAACGGGTTCGATCAGGTCGCCAGGGTCGATCTCGCCGCCAAAAATATCGACCCAGACGTGGTCGAGTATCGCTCGATGATGAACGTCCCGTCCGGCGTGCTCGAGATGGCCCAGATGGAGGTCCAGACCGCCAAGATGGATCTGGCTGATCGTTACCGAAACGCTGGCTTTTCGGACTACTGGATCAACTCTCGAATTCTCGGCATGTCTGATGACGAGATTGCGGCATCCAAGATCCAGCAAGAGGATCGGGACGGGGGGCTGTCGGCCGAATCGCGAGAGCGAATCAAAGCCGATGTCAGCCGCGAGAGGGTCGCCGCAGCGGCCCGCCTCAACGAGCACAAGGCTGACGCCGCTCTCAAGGAGTTCCGCGAGGGCCGAACCGATACGGCCCGTCGGCTCAAAGAGCTGAAGCTGCTCGTCAACGAGGTCAAACGCAGTTTGCCTAAGCGGCAGGTACGAACGGAGGGCATGGGGAAATGGAAGCGCTAAAGCTACGCGGCGAGCTGCTCTTTGAAACGGTCCCTCCTAAATGCGAACGCGCGTTCGTGGAGGCGGTCGAGGCCGAGATTCCATCGTGGGCGTGCGACGAGCTGTCGCGATACAACCAGAAAGCGGGTCGGAAGCTCGGGTTTGGCGTTGACAACCCATTCGTTCCATTCAAGGTCAAGCATCCCGTCGTCCTCTATCGCGCCCTTGGCTTTGACCAGCTGACCGGCGCGGCGTTCCTTAAGAAGTCGAAGCTCGTGGCCAAGGAAGGCGCCAAGGGAGTCTACAAGTCCAGCAAGGTGCAATCGTGGACGAGCGATCCATCCGAAGCCGAGCCGTTCGCTGGGCTGCACTCAATCGCCGGCCGAGAGGAAGGTTCTCTGGGGATCATCCTGAAGGCCACGGTACAGCCGGACGACATCCTTATTGACGTGGAGCACTTACCAGACTCTGTCAAAAAGAATTGCCTGCATTTCGATCAAAAGGAATATCTGCTCGCCCCCGTTTCGATGGCCGTGGAAATTCACAAGTTGCTTGGACCGTGGCCGAAGGATGCCGCCTCGGCGACAAAGGCAGGAGACCTGAAAAAGGTTCTCAAGGCCGCATCCGAGCGTTTGAAGAAGAAGACCGACGGGGCTTCGATCGGCAGGACTTGGAATAAGATGACCGGATTTTCGATTGAGTATGAGCGCCTCAAAAGGCGATCCCCATACGATGGCCGTGAGTTGACGACGGCAATCGAAGTCTCCGTGGAGCCATCCGGAGTGGTCCATATCGAACCGTTTCGATTCACGTTCAAGGGCGGCAAAGATTACGGTTTCAGATTGCCGACGAGTTCTGTCTCCGAATTGGTCGACTACCTCGCGAGCCAGCGCTTTGATGCTGACTATGAGGCGACGCTTGATCGCGCGATAGCCCGCATGAAGGCCGAGATCCGATCGACCAAGGAGTCGGCCGAGCGACGAGGGATCCCTGCTTTGCTCGTTAACGAGGCGACGAGCCACCATGGCATGAGGGTCAAAACGCACTCTGCCGCTGTTACTCAGCGGACGGCCAAAGAGATCAGTTCAAAGCTCCGCCGGATCGGCTATATACCATTTATACGCCCATCGGAGGCCCAGAACGGCAAGTTCGACGTTCTCGTTAAGATATGAGGCTTGATGAGCTCCCAAGTAATTCTTCTCTGCCATACGTGCAAGGAAACCAACGACACATTCACACCAGCTTTAAAGGCTAAGGACCATGTCGGTTGGCTTACAGATGTCTATGAACGAGGAGACGAGAAAGAGTGGCTTGATAAGCACAAAAATCATGAGGTGGAGGCTGTAAGCGACGCCTCAGGCTTCTGGTCAGGTCATCAATATTGCTTCGCAGATCGCGGATTTCAACTAAGGGAAGAAGATCGATAATCTCAATGCGCCTAGGGCTCGATCAGGTGAAAATCGGTCGGTAATTTGACAGCCGCCATCCTTCCTCGCGTATGATTTAAGCATTCGCATTTCCCTGCTCTTCTATCGATCTGCACGACGGACACGAGACCGCCCGCACTGGAGGGTCCGGATGACGCCGCGCCATGACCGATTTTTGTTTATTTCCGACACGCAGGAACCATTCGCCCACCATAGAGCCATTCAGTTTTGCAAAGACGTCCAGCGAGAATACGGGATACCGAACGAGAACTGCTTCCATGTCGGCGACGAGGTCGACCAGTATTTCGGCTCGATGTACACCAAGGACCCGGACGCCTGGCACTCCCCTCTCTCCGAGATCCGCGACACGATCGAAAAAATGAAGGAGTGGTACGCGGCGTTCCCGATGATGAAGGTATGCCGATCTAACCACGGCGATCGCTGGATAAAGAAGGCGACGGCTGCCGAGATCCCCTCGATGATGCTCAAGGCTTACCAGGAGCTGATCGAGGCGCCGGAGAACTGGGTTTGGCGCAAGCAGTGGCTGATCCAATGCAAATACCCCATCAAGGTCATGCACGGGGTCGGCTATGGTGGGATGTACGCTTATCGGACAGCGGCGCTCGACTCCAACATCAACGTGGTTTTTGGGCACCTTCATTCGAACGCGGGCGTCGCCCACATCCGCACGCACGACAAGTACTGCTGGGGGCTAAACGTCGGCTGCCTAATAGATGAGCAAGCCTATGCCTTCCGATATAATAAAGAACAACGGAACCGACCGATCCTTGGCTGCGGCGTTGCCGTGGATGATGGCCTGCGCCCGATCTTCGTCCCGCTCGACGACTATCAAATGGAGGATGTTGGTTGAATGCGCAGGCAGAAGGATTTCCCTAGGGAAGTGCATCTTCGTCATGACGCCGCCCCTTGGCGCATTCGCTTCGTCCTTCGCATCAAGCCCGACGTCGAGGATGGCGATCACCCGGACGAGTTGATCGACGGGCTGACGCTTCCCGATAGCCGTCTAATATTGATCCGTAAGGGTCTCAAGCCTTTCGCCCGCCTTGAGACATTTGTTCATGAATTAGTTCATGCGGCGGAGGAGGATTACGGGTTCGAGGTGCCTCATTGGCTCGTCCATAAACTGGAAAAGCCGCTGGCCTATTTGCTTTGGAACAATTGTTCTTGGCTTCTATTCGATAACGACGAGGGACCAGCCTCTAACGAGGACGATTACGATACGCGCGAATGATCTGGTATGATGACACCCGTCACCCCAACACATATGGGAATACCTATGGCTAAGGATCGTCAGGTTTCGGACGATGTTGGGTATTTCAAACCCGGTCCTAGGGACAAGCCGGCGATCCCGGACAAAAAGGCAAGGTCTCGGAACGCGAGCGGTCAGTTTGTTAGCGATCAGAAGCAGCATGTTGCATCCGAAGTGCGTCGATTGATTGACCGCGCTAAAGCCAAGCGTCCCTCTGGCTCGCGAGAGAAATCGACGGTCGATATTGAAGAATCAGAAGAGATTTTAGGATTCATCATCGATCAGAAAATGGGATTTCTCGAAGGGAACATCTGTTGGAGCCTAATCTGTTGGCGAAAAACTGGGGGCGTGGTCGCCCTGAAGAAAGCTAGATCCTATCTCGATAAGCTGATCGCTGAGGCAAGCAAGCCATTGGAGACTACGTGAAACGCTATATTCGAGCTTCTGAGCTCGCGAAAATCATGCGTGGCAGTCACGAGGACATGCGCCAACGCGCCTATTGCGCGGTGACTCGGCACGAGGAATCGACGACCGACCGACTGCCAGCGCCGTTCTCGATCGTCGCGACATTCCCCAGTCAGGCGGTCATCGCCGACGCGGCCGGCGGCCTGCATCGATACTCCCTACGGGAGGCCAAAGACGGCTCCCTCTATGTGACTTTTAGGGAGCGGTGCCCCGGACGCACCCTGTCCGAATCAGACCTTGGGGAAGAGCGCAAAGCCGCTCTGCACAGGGTTTACGAGGCGACGATGTCGAATCGGGAGATCGCCGATGACGACATTATTTTCTTGATGCGTTGAGTAGACCGCAAGCTCTGGTTGATCGACTTCCTGTTTGTCGTGGTACAATCCCGAGTTGTAGACCTCACGTTTCAATCTATCCCGCCTTTGAGCGGTTACCGCCACACCGAGGGGAGCCCCGCGATGCAGCATTTTCGTCGCATTTCGTCGCTGGCCGAAGACTTTGCGAAGATCGGCATCAGTGGTGCCACGCTTGGCCTGAACGAGTCTCGTCCTGCCAGGCGTAAGCTCATTGAATCTGACGAAGGCGAACAACTCGACACGCCAGAGCTGGCCGCTGAAGAAGAGGTCCCTGGCGAGGAAGACGCCCCGGCAACGGTCGAGGGCCTCGAGCGAGTCAAGGTCAAGAAGATGAAGTCTGGCGAGAAGGCTAAAGCCCGCCAGGCCGCTCGCAAGAACAAAGCGAAGAACAACCGCAAGCGTCGCCTCGCCCGTAAGAAGGCGGGATATAAGAAGCGGATGGCGAAGCTGAAGAAGATGACCAAGGGCAAGAGCGCCGGTCCTCGGATGCGCTTCCGCCTCGTTCAGGGAATGGAGCGGGCCGCAACGATGCTGGAGTCGGTGAACGTACACCACATCGTTTCCAAAGCTCCTCGGGGCTCGGCTCGCAAGCAGGTAGCCGAGGCCATGATGAAGGTCTCCCAGCTTGCCGGCGCTCTGGGGCGCCGATTTGCAGTGCTCGAGAGTTCACTTCTCGACGAAGAGACCGCTCTCGGCATCGATGTCATGCATGCGGGATCCGCCTATGGCTGGGAATCCGGCGAGGCCAATCAAGGCTCCGCAGAAAAGTCTGGCGGAGAAGTCACCGATTACGCCGGGGACAAGCCGGCGACGGCGGCGCCGACGGGCGACAAGCTCGAGGGTGACGAGGAGCCATCGGCTCCGGAGATGACTGAGGAAGATCCGACCCTCGACGACGGTCTTGATCTCGACCTCGACGCTGACCTTGATGATGACGATCTCGACATGGACGACGCAGACGACTCTGACATGGACGACGATTTCGACTGCGATTCGGACATGGACGACGAATTCGGAGACGAATTCGGTGACGACGATCTCGGCGACGACGATGAAGTTGAGGACGACGACGATTTCGGTGACGAGGACGTTTTCGAGTCGCGTACGCGCAAGCGCAAGGGGCGTTCGATCAACGAAAGCATCGAATTCCCGATGGATCACGAGCTCGCCGCGATCCGCGTCGAGGCCGCCGAAGTCGCCCTCAATCTGCAACAGGGCAACGTCTCGATGGGGCAGGCTGCCGACCTGATGGGCGACATGGTCTCCTATCTTGGCGGCGCCATGAAGCTCTACAACCAGCTGGTCCAGCACCTTGGGGACATTGGCTACATCGGCCAGGACAATCCCCCGCAGGCCGGCGGCGAGCTCCCCCCGAACTCGTTGGGGTCTGACCCGACGGTGATCGGAGACGGCATGCCGGACGGACAGACCGCCATCTCAACTCCGACCCCGGAAGGCGGCGCTAAGACTGGTGACGCAGTCGACGGCGCGGCCAGCAGCGCACCAGAAGCGACTCAGGAGTCGCGTCAGGGCAAGAGAACTAAGCGCTGATTTCCGGAGGGACACCATGGCAAGGCAGTTGCTGATTGATAAGGTTCCATTCCGCTTTTCGCTCACCGAGGATTCGGTGAGTGGGAAGCTCGTAGCGCGTGGCCAGTTTGGCTTTGCCGATCGCCCGACTGAAAACCGCCGGGTCTATCCGACGGCTATCATGGAGCGCGAGATCAGGCGCCTCGCGGAGAGCATCGCTGCCCGCAAGGTCTTCGGCGAGTGCGATCATCCGGCGGACGGCAAGACCAAGCTGACTCGTGTATCTCACCTGATCACGGGCCTTGAGCTTTCCCCCGAGGGAGAGATCACGGGTTCGGCCGAGGTCTTGAACACTGATGCCGGCAAGACGATCCGCGCTCTTTACGAGGCCGGCGCATCGATCGGTGTCTCGAGCCGGGGTTATGGCTCGGTCACACGCAACGAGGACGGGGTCGACGTGGTGCAGGACGACTTTCAGCTCGATACCTTCGACTTTGTGGCGGACCCTGCTCAGCGCACGGCCTACCCTGACATGACGGTTGAGGCGAAGACGACGCCTGCGGCGCCAGTCTTGTCCGAGGGCGACTGTGGCGCCAAGGAAGAGGGCGACGAGGGCGAAGAGCAGGTCCAGGAGGCAGCTCCCCCGGCCCTTCCCGTCGAGGGCGAGGGCTCCGAGGGGGCCTCTCCTGAGCAGGACGCTGACGGCGGCGGCCTCACGGCGGCCGGTGACGCCCCTGTGGCCTCTGGTGAGGCGGACAAGCCGCGCACGGTCGAGAGCAGCGAGCGCCTGACCGAAGCCTTTGTCGACCTCAAGGCCCTTGCCGATGATCTTAACGGCCAGAAGCCACGCCGGGTCTTTGCAGACAACGGCTCCCTGGTCATCCAGTATCCGGAGATCTCCTTCTCGCTCGGTGGAAACTTCCGCTGGGGAGCGATGGGCTCCGTTAGTGGCGTGATCAAGGAAGAGAAGTACGTTCCCGGCGTGCTCACGAACCCCGATGGTTCCTGCCGTCCGAATCCGAATGCTGAGGGCGTCGAGGATCCGGCTGTGTCGGATGCGGACGCGGCAGACGACGCCCCGGTCTCTGAGGGCAAAGATACCTCGGTTTTCTTGAGTCGCAAGGACCATGACAAGACGATCCCGTGGTCGCCTGCCGCCATGGCTCTCGCGAAGAAGGCAAAGCGAAGTGATTCGCTTGCTGGATTCAATTACGTGTTTCCGGACGCCGATCTCGCCCAGCAATTCCGTAAGGCCATCGGTCTTTCGGAGGCAGCTGACGTCATCGACGCGATGGGCGAGGCCCTAGACAGATCGGATGCTAGGTCGCAGTTGTGGAAGGCGTATGAGGCATATGCCAAACAGGTTCGTGGCGGCGAAACGGCCGACATGATTGCCGCCGCAAGAGAATTCAACGCTCTGTTGAAGAAAGCTGGTGGGCCGCAACGCAATCCCGGCATGTATTACCTTTCGGCAGGTAACGCCAAGCTGGAAGACGTCTCCGAAGCCATCGAACGCGTTCGCGCCCAGGTACTTGCCGAGGCGAAGAAGGCTGCTCTCGCAGATGCCAATGCCTACGTGGCTGACCAGATCAAGGCTTTGACCGAGGAGCGCGACACGCTTTCGCGCGCAGTCAAAGACCTCGGCTTCACGCTCGTCGCCCGCGACGCGTTGGCTGCTCATCCCAAGGCATCCGAAGCCATCGCTCAGATCGGCGACCTCAACCGCTTTGAGTCGGTGGAGGCTCTCCAAGAGGCGCTGGCTCCCCATGTCGCAGCCGCCAAGCAGCTGACCGAGACCCGCAAGGCCGGAACCGCGACCCGCGAGAAGAAGCTCGAGGAGAGCGTTCGCGCCCTATCCGAGCGTGTTCAGCGCGCTAGCGACGCCAACAAGGTCTTGACCCAGGAGCGGGATACGGCGATGGCCAAGGCGCGCGACGCTCTTCTCGAGACGTATCTCGAGCGGTCGATCGCCGGCATGCCGCAGGCAATTGCGATCCGCGCTGATTTCAAGAAACTAGAGAACAAGAACAAGCAGACTGTCGACCAGCTCGTCGAAGGGTGGAAACGCCGTTCGTCGGAGAGTCGTGGAACCAGTGACTTCGAACGCATCCGTCGGGGCATCTCGTCCCTTCGGAAGGCGCCTGCGACCGTTGTCGAGGACTCCGTCCGTGCCCGCTTACCGGCGAGCAAGGATGAGACCATCTCGCTCGGTGAGGGCGTCGAACTCGATGTGCGCGAAGTGGAGCGACTCTCTCGGGTGTGAAAGTCAGGCGGGTGGTCCGTCGTGACTTTGGGACCGAGTTTTAAGGAGGTTTGGCAGTATGAAAAGGCGTCAGCAGTTGACGGAAGCTCGGTCGATCCAAGATCAGAGCTACGTCCAGGGGTTGGTACAAAAGTGGCAGCCCCTGCTCAAGGGCGTCCGCACTGAGCACACGAAGAACGTCATGGCGGTGCTCTATGAGAACCAGAGCCAATACCTTCAGAACCTGAACGAAGAGACGAAGTCGACCAACGTCGGCTCCTTCCTTAAGTTTGTGTTCCCGGTTCTGCGTCGCGTCTTCCCGACCCTCATCGCCAACGAGATCGTCTCGGTTCAGCCGATGACGGCCCCGATCGGCGGCATTTTCTATTACGAGCTCAAGTACGGCACGACCAAGGGCAAGGTCACTGCCGGACAGAAGCTCATCAAGGACTTCAACGCCTACTATTCGTCGGAGCACATCGACGAGGAAGTGGTCGGAACCGGAGCCGGATCGAACTTCTCCTCCACCCTCGATTTCACGCCGGTCAAGGCATCGACGGTCACCGTCACTGCCGACACCGTCGTCGGAACGGATGACGGCCTCGGGAACATCTCGGGGACGGGAGTTTCGGGAACCATCGACTACACCACCGGCGCGATCGCTCTCGCGTACACGTCTCCGGTCGGCGGCGGCGTCGAAGTGGTCGTCGAGTACGACTACAACATGGAGTGCAACTCCAACATTCCTCAGGTCAACATCGACATCGAGCTTCTCGAGATCAAGGCCAAGAGCCGCAAGCTCAAGGCCCTGTGGTGCTCGGAAGCAGCCGATGACCTCAAGGCATTCCACGGCCTCGACGCCGAAGCCGAGCTCGTCGCCGGCATCGCCGCCGAGATCGCCCTGGAACTCGACCGCGAGATCATCGATGACCTGCGCCTCGGCGCGACTGGCTACTCGGGCACCTACGATGTCGCGGTTCCCTCGGGCGCCTCGGCCATCGACCACTATCGGAACCTGATCACGGCACTGACGATCGGCGCCAACCGTATCCACAAGAACAGCCTGCGTGGCCCGGCGAACTTCGCCGTCTCCTCGCCGGATGTTTGCGCGTACTTCGAGCAGCTGACGACCCACGGCGACTTCCGCCCGGCCGTCGCCGCGCCGAGCGAAGCGCCGCAGGCTCCGGTACAGCAGCCCCACACCTTCGGCGTCATGTACGCTGGCACGGTGAGCGCGAAGTACGGTCTCTACAAAGATCCGTTCTTCCCGGTCGTGAACCCCGGAAGCGGCTCGGGATCCGGAAAGATCCTGATCGGCTACAAGGGACCGACGTTCCTCGATGCCGGTTACGTCTGGGCGCCGTATGTGCCGCTGCAGGTCACCGCCACGTTCTTAGACCCTAACGACATGCAATACCGCAAGGGCCTTCGCACGCGGTACGCGACCAAGATGGTTAGACCGGAGTTTTTCGGAACCATCAACGTGACCAGCCTCTGAAATCATTGACCTTCTAGACAGCGTCGCTGGTAACGGCGACGCTGTTTCTTTTTGAAAAGAGGTGGACGTTACGCGCCTGATCGGGCAATCTCCTCCAAGCAAAACGACCGAAACATGGAGGAGACAAAGCCAATGCATGACGTCGCAGTTACGTGCTCCGAATGCTCAACGCCGTCGGCGACCTTGCGCCGCGGCCTTTGCAGAAACTGCTATATGCGGTGGAGGCGCAAGGCGAAGCGCGAGGGAGCAGATCTCTCGAACAGGCGTCATGCCATCGCCTTAGACATGAGCGACGCTTGGACTCCGCAGAAAGCTTGGCTTCTCGGAGCCATGATGGGCGACGGCCATGTCAGGGCGCAGCAGGCGGTCACCAAGGCGGGCAATCGCGTCGCGGCGCGGTGCTTTTTCGTTTCGGGGGATCGGGATCTCACAGAGCGCGTGCGCGACATGATCATGCCATCCGTTCCGATTACCCTCATCGCCGGAGGCCATCGCGCCCACTTTAGTAGCGTGGAGGTCGCCGGATGGTTCAGTCGGAAGATGGGCGGCGTGTCTGGAAAGAAGTCAGTAAATCTCGCCTACCCTGATCTGCCAGCGGAATTCAGGCCGCACCTTCTGCGCGGACTCTGGGACACCGACGGCCATATCGGAATGAATGACGGCCGGGCATTCCTGGGCATGAAGGCTCCGATTCTGATTCGAGCGGTCGGCGCTGACGTGACGAGGATGACTGGAATGGTCGAGGGTCGGGAATTCACGATCCGGCCCACGGGGGTCAAGACCGAAATCCGGTTTACCAACCGTGAAAACTCGATTCGGTGGCTTGACCTCATCTATGCCGACAGCGAGGGGATGCGCTGCGATCGGAAGTTTCGCGAGTACGAGTCGTCCCGCCTAACCTTGTTTCGGACGGATGACGGCCAGGCGTCATCGACGGTCGATTCTCTCTGTTTGATCTGCGGTCGAGAGTCATATGCGCGGTCTTTGTGCAAGGACCACATGATGCGGTCGCGGAACATCTCTCTGGTCGAGGTTGATCCCGCCAAAGTGCTGGCCGCGCTCGACGCTGGAAGGAATCGTGACGTCGACTGGGCCTTGAAATTGACGATCCGATCTTTTCTTGAGGCGCGCTACGACATGAAGGTGTCGCCTGGGGAGTTTATGCGAGCTAATTCCATCGTTACTGATGGCACAGAGGCTAGCGTCAAGACTGCGGTGAAGGCAGCGAGAAGCAACTTTCGGGTCGGAACGGTCTCGTGGTTCCCAGTGCGCCTTGCGATCGAGACACTGAAAGCGATGGGATTCGAGCCGGGATGGACCGTTTTTGATCCTTTTGCGGGATGGGGCGCTCGCCTTACTGGGACGCTGGCATGCTCGGGTCGCTACATCGGGGTCGACCTCAATCGATCGCTCATCGTCGAATTGCGTAAATGGATCGACATGCTCGGCGAGCGTGCTGAGAACGCCAAGGTGATTCATGCAAATGCGGCTCATGTCGCGGCCGGGGCGATCAGCGGAATTCCGGAATCGTTCGAGGCCGTCATGACGAGTCCGCCGTACTGGGTCAAAGAGTTTTACTCAGATGACCCAGGTCAGCCTCACTACTTCTCGGGTTATGCCGATTTCATGGAATCGCTGATCTACCCGGTACTTCGCTTCGTTGCCGCACGAACGACCAAGTTCGGCGTCATTTTCTGTAAAAATCTCCGCGTCGAGCAGACGAACTACATGATGGCGGACGACGTAGTCGCGTATCTTTCGGGGCTCGGTTTGGAGGTTTCTGCTGACACCTTCCACGCCAAGAGATCGCAGATTCATCCGTCGGACTTTCTGGAGACCAGGGTCGTCTTCAAACCTAGAGCCAGCCTCCCCACGGCGGTCTAGTGATCCGGGAGAGCCTTGCGGCCCCTCCCAGCCCCGGAGCCCGGCCCTTGTCTAATCTCCCCTCAGGCGCGACAATAGGGCTCAACGCCTCAAGAAATCTCAAAGCCCTGGGGAGACCCAATGAAAGAGCCATTTGATCGTGTTGAGCCGATGGACTACGAAGACCTTCGAAGCATTTTGGAGGTAAGGATCCAGAGGCCGGCGCACGGGCATCGGTTCAAGATGGGAGTTGAGCCCGGCGTTTATACGCTGTGGGATTCGCTCGAGGAGGGGCGCGTTCCGAGGCTAAAGCAGCTCGAGTACAACTGCGACGACCCCGTGGAGATGACGGGGGGCGCATACGACGCGCTTCGTGAGTCGGTAGATTCATTTTTCGCTGCCAGAGACCGATATGCGAAATCCGGAATCCTCCACAAGCGTGGGATCGTCCTTCATGGACCTCCTGGGTCCGGCAAGTCGACGATGGTGCGCGAGGAGGCCGAGCGGTGGGCGGATCAGGGAAAGGTGGTTTTTTACGCCTATGATCCACAGACGATCACCAGATCGTTGAAGACCTTCCGGCAGTCTGACGCGCGCCGTGACGTGGTCGTCGTGCTTGAAGATTTTGACGAGCTTGTGAAGTACGGCGGCACGCAACGGATGAACCAGATGCTTGATGGCGTGGATGCACCGCAGCATGTTCTCTTCCTTGCGACCGTCAACGATCTGAAGGCGCTGCCGATGAAGCTGCGCCGCAAGGGGCGCTTTGAGGAGAAGATCCACTGCCCCATGCCGGACCTGAACCAGCGCTACTCCTACATCAAGGGCGTGGCAGGCGCTCGCATTCCAGATCACATCTGTGAGGCGATGGCGCGCAACACTAAAGGCGCCGGGTTTGGGACGCTCCGTGACGTGGTCGCATTGGTGGTCGCCCATGGCGCCTCGCCGCGCCAGGCGATTATGGAAGCGCGGCGCGAGATCCTGGAAGAGCAGAAAGAGGCGGCCGAGCGGCGCGAGCGCGGCGGGTCCGATGAGGGCTATGCCATCGCCGATGTGCCGACCGACTACTGATCACCACCGGGGCGAATGCGCGTTCGCATATTTCACAAAATCGCGATTCACACGAGGGTCAATCCCATGCGTCACATCAGCGGCGGAAGCATTCTCGCCGAGGTTCAACTGCTAGCGAACATCATAAGTCAGGCTGAAAATCCGGTTCATAAGAATGCCGTGCAGGAGGCGAAGGGGGATGTCTGGAAGTTCACTAAGGACAGGCCAGGCAAGGTGACGACCACAAGCTCGATGAATCGAAAGATGAAATACGCGTGGCAGTATTATTTGGTTAAGGGAAAAAATTTTGAGGTCGATCCGGAGATGGCTGCCTCGAAGCTATACTACCGGCGTCCTGAAAAATCATGGAGCAAGACAACAGTTTACGGCGATCCTTCAGAGAGGCAGATCGCTGATTATATTCATGCCGATGTCGATTCCGACCCGAACGCCTATAGCGACATGGACAACTACCGAGACGCTCATCCCGAGATCAAAGAGGGGAACTAACCTATGAAAAATTACAGAGGCGGTGAAATGCGTCACATCAGCGGCGGCAGCATTCGGTCTGAGGTCGAGCTACTGGAAGGCGTATTGCAAGGCGCCGAGCCGATTACTGAGGCGAAAAACAAAAAGCCAATTTTCGGCTATTACATTAACAAGAACGAGCGCGGTGAATTCTACGCGGATGTCCGTAACGAAGATGGCGAAACTGTCTACGAGATCAGAAGCGACGAAGAGACCGGGGAGGTCCCCGAGGTCGAAGACGGGCACATGAGAAATGAGCGTGACATCCAGGGACTGGAATGGATGCTGAAGAAGTCGCGCGTGATCCCAAGCAACGGCGAGCTATACACTTCGCGAGATTTCGAGTCGGAACTAGATGCCGACGAAGATGAAGAGCAGGACGAGTCGATCAATCATCGCGGGCGCGTCATATCCGAAGGTGTTTACGACATCGCTGCACTGGATAGTGCGCTGTCAAAGATGCTTCCATTGCTCAAGAAATTTGGGTTCAAGTCCAAAAGGAAAAAGGGCGCCACATACGACCTGACGATGCCGCTAGATAACGGTGACAAGTTCATCGTCAGTTTCGGCGCCCCTATGAAGAACGAAGACTATTTCACGGCATATGGCGTGGTGTCCCCATATGATCAGTCAAAAAAGATCAAAATGATGAAATCCTTGGTAGACAAGGTCCTGAAGCCGGCGGGATACACAAATATCCGGCAGCAATCAGAGAATAGTAGAGTCGAATTCGGGCCGGTTTCTATGGACGAGTCATCTCGACCCAAAACCGGCGCAATTGTTGAGGGCGCCGCCGCCTCCAAGGAAGTGCCGAAGGCCGAGTTCGACAAGGCGTCTCGCGCAGGCAAGGAAGCTACTCGCACGATCGTCGTCCGGGATAAGTACAGCATGTATCCGATGACTATCCCTGGATTCATCGCGGGTTCCGACTTCTACTACAGGACGTCGTCGGCATTGAAGAACGAAAAGAAACTGACGACGCGATATTTTGTGGTGCCCGGGATCGACGAGGCGCGGTCGCGGAGAGCGGTGACTGAAAGCAAGGATTCGTCTGCGGCTGTCGAGAAGGCAGCGCAGGATATGGCCAAGGCTTCGATGGACGCGACCAAGGCCGAGGACCCCGACATGGGTACGGTTCTCCAGATGGTGTCTGGCGCGTTGTTGCGCCTGTCCTCGGGCGATTCGACCGGCGCAGGCGACGCCCTCGAGCAGGCGACAGCATGGATTCGCAAACTCCCAGGGTCCAGTCAGGACCAGGCACCCGTCGACGCCGCGTCTGATGAGCCGACCGAAGAAGAGATCAAGCGTTGCTTTGGTCTCGGCGAGGACCGCGAGATAACCGCGCTGGCGCGGTCGCTCAGCGGACTTTAGCCGTAAACAATCTCGAAAAGAGGGTGGATAAATGAAGAGGATCATAGCTGAAGCTCTTGGTTACGGGGTCATTGAGGCCATCGACAGGGTGGATGCCGACGCTGTGCGCGGCGCAGTCAAATTTACAGTGAAGCCAGACTCATGGGATGAGGTTCCGCTTGCTTCGATGCCGTTCAGCGTCGTGAGCATCATCAAGGGCCTGCCGGTTGTTCGCGGCAAGCCAAGTCCCATGGACAAGAATCCCGAGATGGCTAGGGCGGCAGAAAGTTCCGGATACCTTTGCATCGTGACGGTAGGTGCGGAGGCTTACCTCGTCGACACGCAGGGGTACGATTATGCGCGCTACGTCGCGAAAATCTCTCCGAAAGGGAGAGGCAAGCCCAAGAAATCGGCGCCCGCCGAAGTCGCCGACAAAAACACGATCATGAAAGCCCTCGATATCGTGATCCGCGTCCAGAAGGCCAACGAGAACGCTGGCCAGGTTGTGCGCGATGCGGTCAAAGAGATGACGGCGCTCGGTTACGACAGCTCGGCCACTGATTGGCTGTGGGACTCCAACACGTCTGACATGGGTAAGGAGTACCTTGTGAAGCTTTCGAAGCTTATCAAGAGTGGCGCCAAGTCGCGGAACAACTGAGGAGATCATCTCGATGCGTTTTGCAGCTGCTGCAGCCCTCGGTCTGATCGAGGGCGTTTACGCTGACGTGAGCCCTGGCAAAGGGAGGTTCCACACCCTTGGCCAGGGCGATTTCGCTGCGCTGCGCGATCCCAAAAACCGCGACGTGACCGACGAGCTCTACGATCTCGTTGCGGCGTCTTACGCCAAGATCGGCGGTCACGCCAACGTCCGCAACGCCGACGACATCCCCGGTGATTCCGACTTCTGGAAGATCGTCGATGTCGACGCCGATCCGGATCCCGACCTGACGATCTTCGGCAAGACGACGGCGCGCGGTCGCAAGATGACCGGCTTCGCCACGGACGGGTCGTCGACCGCGAAGGCGGCGATGTTCGACCGCGCCGTCGAGCTTCTCAACAAGGCCGGGAATTACTCCGAGGTTTCCGGCGCTCTCGCCCATGTCCTCATCACGCGCTATTCAGTCCCATTCGTCGGCGACCACGCCGAGGTCGAGCGCGTCCTCGGCAAAAGGGTCCGCTGGATCGGCGCCGACCCGCACTACCCCGGTTACGATGGCTGGTATGAGCGCGAGATCGCCGGCTCGAAGCACGCCAAGATCCTGGTAGGTCGACCGCGCTGATCCCCTCACACGGAGGCGCCCATGACTCGGAGCAAGAAGGCCAAAGAGCCAACACGTGACGAGCTTCGATGGGCGCCTTATAGTAGGTCCCAAAACAAGTCCCAAGACTTAGAATCTAAGAGGCAGACGCTGCGCACGATCGACGACAAGATGAAGGCGCTTGTCGCGGAGGCGTCCCACTGGGTTGGGGTCCGCGAAAAGGGGTCAAATCGCGGTCCAGAAGTCGAAGCCTTTCAGAAGGCGGTCGACGGGCGAGCGGTTGGTGAGCCGTGGTGCTTGGCGTTTGTCTTCTATTGTATTGAAGCGGTCGACAAGGCGGTCGACGGACCGGAGACGTGGCTTTTCAAAACGGAGCACGTCATGACGTGCTGGAATCGAACGCTCATGCCGGCCAGGATCCAGGCGCTCGATGTGCGGTCGGGAGATTTGATCATTTGGCAGCACTTCAAGAACGGCAAGCCGACGGCTATGGGACATGCCGGGATCGTCGCGCGCGTATTATCCCCCGGTAAGTTCGAGACCATCGAAGGGAACACGAGCGATGGCCGATCGGTGGTCCGCGAGGGGGATGGGGTTCACCGCCGCGTGCGGGGGATCAACGATTCGGGTACGATGAGAGTCAAGGGATTCTTAAGACCTTGGGGCATTCGGCCCGCCACGTGAACGCGCGTTCGCATGGAATGAAGGCCCACAGGGCGATGGAGGATTGAGCGAATGTCCGAACTCATTCGACAACTCGTGAAAGCTGGCGCCTTATCCGAGAGGATTTATGGCAGGACCGAAGAGGGAGAATCCGACACGGTCGCGGCGGCCGATGCCAAGGTCGATCCCGAGGCGCCTCAAGTTATGCCTGGCTCAGACGCCGAAAAGAGGGCTCTGGCTGCAGCGACCCCGTCCGAGGCTGATGACGAAGAGGTCGGGCTTGAGCCTGGGGAGGACCCCGTTCCTGACGTGGCACCGCAGTCGGCTGCGGGCGTCGATGTTCCGGTGAGCTTTCTACTGATGAACCTCACGGCCGCCCAAGGCATGGTGAGCGCCATCGAGGAGATGACTTCGGAGCTATCGGCGCGGTTTGGCGATCAGGCCATCCCCGTCTTGAATGACGTCTTCTTCAAGGTCCGCTCATCATACGAGATGCTAGCGGGTCTTTTTGAGGCGAGCCAAGAGGCTGACGCTCCCGAAGCCGCGAGTGGCGACGATCCAGAATCAGAAGGTCAACCGGGCTGATCGAGGGTAGGGGGGGCCGTGAAAGAGGCTGATATCAAAGAGTCGATCCTTGGCGAGCTCGGCGAACCGACCGTAAAGGTCGAGCTCGATGAGTCGGCGTGGTCTGGGCGGCGAGGGATCTTTGACGCAGCCAAGCGATGGTTTCAGGCCCGCAAGGGGGCGCTCGGGTACGGCTTGCAGTCGGCGGCGAGAGAGGTCGTTCTCCCCGCCGAGGCGGAATCGCCGCTGGATGTGGCGTTCCCTGGAGGAGGGGTGGGAGGGCTTGGATGCCTTGCGACCCTTGGATTTTTTCAGGACATCGTTCCAGCCGATGTGATGACCGGCGGCCTGAGGGTAGCCAACACACTGATGTCGCATGGCGACTACGTCCAGATTCGCCAGAAGCTCGAGATGGCGAACCGCCTATTTGGCGGCGACCGTGAGTGGATATGGGACGAGGCTCGGCGCGTCCTGGTCCTACCGGGCCGCGTTCCGTCTGGGCTTATGCTGGTGATCTGGAAAAAGGCACGGGACGCCTGGAGCATCGAGGATCTTCGCGATCGCGACGAAGACTTCATTTATCGACGCTGCGTGATCGAAGCGAAGAGACGTCTCGGTCGAATCCGCAGCAAGTACGACAGTTACGCTGCGGCTGGCGGAACCGTTCAAATGGACGGCCAAGCACTGCTCGAGGAAGCTCGAGAAGAGGAAGAGAAGCTCAACGAGGAGATAGCGGATAGTCAAATGCCTATCTCGATCGTAATCGGGTAGGCAACAAGGAGGGGCCAGTGAGCGATGAAAACGACGCTGACCAGAAACTCCGACTTCTTCATCCTCCGCGCAAGCGGACACGTTGGGAACCGAATCACAGGCTCGCCGATTTTTTACTCAGACTTGCGGACCAAGCGGCTTCCGGAGAGGTGGGCACAGCGGTGCTGGTTTATAGGCGCGAAGATGGCTTTGGACACTTTATAGCCCCGGCAGGCGGAGCTGAAGAGACGCTCGCGATGCTCGGCCTTCTCCAATACGTCCAGGATATTTTGAAAGAGCGGATTAATTCAGGCTGACGGGAGAGGTCATGCACAGGATCAAAAATCTATTCGCTGAAAGCAACTTCGGCCTATCGCTGAGCGGTCTCAAAAGCGGACGCCGTCGTCTGATCGAGGGAGATGAGCCGGAAGCCGACCGCGTTGTCTGCAAGGTCGCCATCTTTTCAAATGGCGGGCTTTGCATGGGCAAGCGTAACGATAATGGAAAATGGACGCTTCCCGGCGGCCACGCAGACCCGGGCGAAACCCCTGTCGAAGCGGCTCTTCGAGAGGTCGAGGAGGAGACGGGGATCAAACTTGACCCAGACCAACTCTCGCCGATGGATAGCAAGCTGATCACGATGGATGATGGATCTACTCTGAAGGTCTATGGATTCCGCGTAGACCTTCCAGGCGGCGTCGACACGGAGACCAAGCATGACCCGGATGGTGAGGTGACTGACTGGGATTGGATCAACGTCCAGGCCGGTCTGCCGAGCTTCATGGATGCCGACTCGATGCATGTCGATCCCAAGAAAGATGTCGTCATGCAGAGCCTCGGGCTTGCCCCCAAGGAGCAGGAGGAGTGCTGCTGCGACGATGCTGACGCAGAGCCGACGGACGAGGAGGTCGCGCGTCTGTTTGGGATCAGCGAGGCATCTAACCCTCCTGTTTGGGACGCCGCATGGACGAAGATCGACGGGGTCGACGTCCTTATGGTTCCAGGCAGTGACTTCGCGGCGATCCCGGCAAGCGGCAAGCGGAACGCCTCCAATTTTGTCGTGATGCAGATTTCGTCCCGAGAAGAAATCACGCAATTACGCAAGTCTGAAGTGACGCTGTGGCTCGCTGGCAAGGCGCGAGACGAGGGTGTCAAGCCGACGGGCCACTACGGCGAGGCGTTCGAAGGCGACGACGAAGTCGACCACGATGCCCCCGAGGTAGTCGACGAGGACGAATATCCTGCTGAGCCGGCCGAGAAGCCGGCGCGCTCGTCCAGCTACAATGGCGTGGCCAAGCGCATGTTCAAGGCCATCGATGACATGCGGGCGACGGCAAATCAGAATGGTCACGACGATGTCGCGGCTACCCTCGACAATATCGAGGATGGCTACTGGGAGATTCAAAAGGCGATCATGCGAGCCTCGGCCGGTCGACGGAGCGAGAGTATCGAGGGCATGATCGATGGCATGCTTGAGGAATTGAGCAGTCTGCAAGATGCCGAGATCGACGAGGGCGCCACGACCTTCCTCGGATACAAGGACATCAAGGGCAAGCGTCCAGGCGACAAAGATTATGAGCGCATGGACGACATCATGATGAAAGCCAACGGTTCGGACGCGAAGGCTTTACAGCTTGCGAAGATCATGGCTAACGCAATCGCCCGAGGCGGCAGTAAGGCGAGTCGCGAAAAGGCCCATCGCCGCGCCAGAGCTGCTATGGATGTGTTCCCAGGCGAGCTCGGCAAACAGATAGCCAAGATGTTCATGGACGCTGCCGAGGTCAAAACTGAGTCGGCACATCAGGGGTAATTCGGATGCCAAGAAAGATAAGGCGAGCGACCAGCGCCGCTCTCGGTAGAATCGGCGGTCCGAAAAAGTCTTCGGCTGCCGTCAGAGCTGCGTCCAAGGATTTATCCTACACGGTGATTCGGCACGAGGTCATCACACGCGCGCAGCAGGCCCAGGTTGGAATCAAGATATGGATAGATGAGCCGTCATGGCAGCGGTACGCCGACGCCTATAGAGCGCGGAACGCCAGCAAGAGCGACCAATCGGAGTTGGAGCAATCGGTCGGTGACATTCGCAGGATGATCGAAGAGCGCATCGGGAATCTCGATGACCGGAGCTTTACCATCGATCGCCATGGTCAAATCATGCTGCGGAATGACACGGGCGAGTTTGGAGCCGCGACGAAGGAGGGGGTCGTTAAGTGGAAGGCGACCGACCATCGAGGGAACATCCTCAAGTATGTCGATGACGCGCAGACATATGAGGTTGTTGGCGAAACCGGCGTTGAAGAGTCGTCTTACGAATGGAAGGGTCGCCGCTGATGCCAGCCAATCTCGTGAAAACAGCTGCTGATGAAAAGGCATGGGGCCGAGCCAAGGCCGCTGCCGCCAAGTCGCTCAAGAAGGACGTCGACGCCCTCAAGGACGACGACTATGCCCTGGTCAACCATATCTTTCAGAACATGAAGGAGTCGGCTGGCCCGCCCATGGACTTCGAGCCGGTCGACGCGGCCCTTGGCAAAAAGAAGAAGTGCCCCTGCGGCCAGGTCGACGCTGACGGCCGATGCGCCTGTGATGACGGCGCGTGGGCCTTCGCCCCCCTCTACGGCGACGGGAAGGGCCATAGCGGCGCCACGTTGCCCAAGGATAACGTCGCCCAGGGGGCCGCCGGGCAAAGCCCATCCCCGAGTTCGCCGGCCTACCCCGGCCCAGGCGGCATTAACGCGCCGGGTGTCCCGGCCGGCCCGAACCCCGGCACTGGGCCAATCGTGGCATGGAAGGAGTTTTCTATGCGTGGTCTGATGGAGGCCCTCGACTTCGCAATCGGCGCGTCATCGAGCCCCACAGTTATTGACGTCTCGACTGAGGTCCCCGGCATCGTGGCTGACGACGCCGAAGCGCCGCCCCCGGCGCCAGCGCCGGCCCGCCCTGCTATTCTCGAGCAGCCGGCGAGCCCGACCGTTTTCTCGGTCCTGATCGCGGCGGTCCATCGTGCCTTCACCCAGGCTGGCGACGTGCTGTTCGCCAACGGCTATATGTCGCAGTCGGAGCGGATCGAGCTATCGGGCGCGATCGGCGACGCTCTACGGGTTCTCGACCAGTCGATGATGGATCGCGCGCCAAGCGCCTGCTCGACGCCGGTTGACATGACCGTCGTGCCCTTGTGCTTGGAGGACCGCGCTTGAACTTTTCGGTCTGCATCAGCTGCGGCCGTGCTGCCGCCTGCCAACGTCCCGGCTGTCCTATCAAGCGGTCGACACAGCTGGTCGGCCTTCATCGGGCCATGACGAGTCACCTTCCGGCCGACGCCCTCATGATCCTTCCCGTCGGCGGCACTGATCCTTGGGTTGGCATCGACGACCGCGACTGGCGCGACTCGCTCGAGGAGCCCCTCGATCTGAGGCCGATCTAAATGGCGAACAAGAAATCCGGGAATTACATCCTGCGCATGCAGCAGTTGCAGCAGCGGCGGCGCGGCCAGGCAAAAGGAGACCGCTTCGCCGCCGACGCGGCAGCTCGTCAGCGGAAGATCGAGGGTCGTGTCGGCAAAAAGCTGATTGTCCCCGAATCGGTCATGCTCGAGATGATCCGGACAAATAAAGTGCCGACCATGATCAAGCATTGTGTCCTGGCCGTGATGTTCAAAAAGAGGCGGAAGCTGCGAGGGACGCCAAAGGAGCAATTCCTGTCTGCCTTCAATATCTGCTGCGCGACCTTCGCCAAGCACGGTTACCTGAGCGGCCGTGGCTCCATCAACATGACCGGCCGTGGCATGAGACGAAATCGCTGCCATCAGCGCGAGAAAGTCGCGAACAAGAAGAAGGGTCGGTACAATGGCGTAGTCAACAAGCTCTGGACACCGCAACTTGACCAGGCCCGATTCGCGGCAAGAGAATCTAAACGCGTCGCGCGCAACGCTCGTGATCGCATGGCACGCATGAAGCAGAGGCGTAAAGCCAAAGGGAGGACGTGATGCTACCCCTGACTCGGAATCAGCGGACCCCGCAAAATAAATTGTCTGGGATGCGAATTGCGTTCGGACAGGGGTTTTGGGATCAGGATGCGAATGGCTATGCCTTTAAGCAAAATCTCGGATTCCGATGGGATCAGGACGAGGGATGGCTCGCCAGCGAGAAAGGTGTCCAGGTCGACTCCCTGATTGATTGCATCGAGCAGATCGAGGAGCAGCTGGGCGGTCCGCAGTCGGTGCGCGACCAGTACGGCCTTCTGCGCGGCGCCGGTCACGCCTATATCGGCCTCACTGCCCAGAGTCGGATTGACCCCCGGATCACCCTCCACTTCACGCCGACGTCTGTCGACGGGT